GCTTACGCAAATAATAGTAGCGGCGCAAACAACTTTATTGACATGGGAATTAACGGTCTGTCATTTAATGATCCAACATATACATCAATGAAACCTTATGATGGTTATCTGTTTACTTATGGTCCATCAGCAAGTGATTATCGTGGTAACTTAGTAATTGGTACTGCATCAGCTAATTCTTATGTTAAGTTTATTGCAGGTGGCACACTAGAAGAAAATATTGTTGGTCGATATAACCGTTCACTTTATGAGTTTTATAAACCAATTACCGTTACTGGTAATATTACTAATACTGGAAATGTATATACAAACAATGTTCATTTTGGTGACGGTTCTGTACAATCTACATCACTTACTACAAGACTTAATGCAGCTTTCTTGAAGGCTAACAATGCATTAGCAAACACGGGTAATGCAATTTTTGGTTATCACTTAACTGTTCCTGATACATTAACTGCAAATTTAGTTATTGTTACTGGTTTGCAAGAGTTTTCTGGTAACGCATTAATCAGAACTGCAACCGGCACAGGAAATTTTAAAAATATTACACTATTGACTGGTGATGAAATTAGTACAGGTGATAGTGGTTCAATTAATATTACTACTGGTTCTGGTGGTTCTGTTAGTGGTTCTAGTGGAAACATCATTTTAGGTATTGGTAAAGGCAACACAGGCAATGGCCTAATATATTTAATTGGATCTTCACAAATTGGTACTAGTGAGACCACAACTTACCTAAGTGGTAATGTTAGGGTTAACCAAGGATTTATTTACACACCAAGAGTTTTGCCTAGTTCTCAAACAGCTATTACAATTAATTTTGCAAACGATTCTGTTGTTCGTGCTCAAACTTCTACAGGATTAACAGTAACACTATCCAATTTATTGGCAGGTAAAGAAGTTGTTGCATGGATTACCAATACTGCTGGTAGCACACAAACATTTACTCACGGTTGTTCTGCAATAAATTCAACAGTTAATGCAACTACATATGGTATTCCAGGAACCGCAACCATTTTGGTCAGATATATGAGTATTGATGCCACAGCACAAAATACTTTTGTAGCTATTACACACGCTTAATAAATAGATATTATGGCAAATAAAACACTACTAACAACAAACGCAAAACTGTCCTCGGTTGAACAGCTTTATTATTCACCTGTAACTGTTGTGCCTCCATATTACGATATATCGCTATCTTCAATATATTGTTTTCTTTCTAAAGTGGATCCTTGGGCTGATGAAGATAATCCTCCAATGCCACAACAAAATCAACGATATTTAAAACAAATTTTTAAAAATATGTTTGTTGCCAAAAAAGTAACTTCAAATGATATTTCACCGGTCATACCTAGAATTGATTGGGAAACAAATATAATTTTTGATTTTTTTGATGATACTGTTGATATGTCGGAAGTAGATTCTAACGGATTTAATGTCTATAGATTTTATGTAAAAAACAAATACGACCAAATTTTTAAATGTTTATGGAACAATAATGGTGGACCTTCAACAGCAGAACCATATTTTGAGCCTGGAACATATGGCACAAATAATATTTTTAGGGGTTCTGATGGTTACAAATGGAAATATATGTATACCATTGATGATGGACTTAAAGTTAAATTTTTAGATAGTAACTGGATTCCTGTTCCAGTTGGCCTTAATACACCGAATCCACTTAATAGTACGGCCGGTACAGGAGATATTTCTGTTATCAATATCTTAACTGTTGGTGGAGGTTATGATCCTTCCAATGCGGCTATTTCTGTTGTTGTAACAGGTGATGGCACAGGTGCTGTAGGTACTGTTGAAGTTTCTGGCGGAACAATTGTTGATGTAATTGTAACTAATCCAGGTGCCAATTATACCTATGCAAATGTAGAAATTCAGTCTGCAATTGGTTCGGGTGCTACTGCAATTGCACCTGTATCTCCAATTTCTGGTCATGCATATGATCCTATTTCTGAATTAGGATGTACCAGAGCAATGATTTCAATTGAATTTAATTCTGATGAAAATGGTATAATTCCCACAGACATTGATTATCATCAGTTGGGTTTAATCATTAATCCAACAACAAAACAATTAACTCCTAATCCAGCAAACGGTCAAATATATAAAACCACCACAGATTTGGTGGTTGCAGCTGGTGTGGGTGTGTATATAAATGATGAAATTGTTTATCAAGGTGAAACTCTCGAAACTGCTTATTTTACTGGACGAGTTCTTAGTTTTGATGCAGGAACCAATACAATTAAGCTGATAAATACAGAAGGAACACTAGCTTACAATGATTCAGTTCATGGTTCTCAGTCTGGCGCAGTAAGAACTCTATTAACATATAGCGTACCAAATTTTGTTTTAATGTCTGGTTATATGTCACTTATTGAAAATAGAACCGGAGTTACAAGAAGTGTTGATGGTATAGAACAATTTAAGATAGTATTAGGTTACTAAAGGAAAAAAATGGCTTTAAATTTCAACGTTGATCCCTACTTTGATGATTTCGATGATACGAAGAATTTCCATCGAATTCTTTTTAAACCTGGATACGCAGTTCAAGCTAGAGAACTGACACAATCTCAAACTATCTTACAAGACCAAATTTCTAAATTTGGTGCAGGAGTATATACCGATGGTTCAAAAGTTACTGGTGCCAACATATTTGTTGATACCAATATTATTACTTGCAAATTAACAGCGGATACAACACCTGAAGATATTTTAAATTATGTTGGTTATTATGCTGTTGGTTCCAATTCTAAATTTGTTGCCAGAGTTATTGAAGTTGATGATGTTAATTTGTATATTAAAACCAAATCAATTAATTCAAAAAATAATAAAGCATTTTCTTCTAATGAAACAATTAAATTCTTTCAATCTAAAAACGATGCATTAAATTCTATTATGGGATACGATATCTCATCGACATATACAGCAAAATCTATTACAGAAAATAGTTTTTCTCGTTTTGTTTCTGGTACATTTTTATCAAAAGAATTAAATGTTTCTTCTGCAAGTATTGAAGTTGGTGATAACATTGTTCTTTCTTCAATTAATCTAAATGCTTATGTTACTGCCATTACCGGTGTTAACACAATTACCATTAACGTTCCATTGACTTCAGATTTAACGGATGCAACCGTTACAGTCAATAAAAAAGCTTCCGTAAGAGCTTTAGAAGTTGGTATTGATGAAGGTGTTTGGTTTACCAATGGATATTTTGTTCATAATAATGCAGTCAGTATTATTCCTGACGAATTAAACGCATTTCCATCTGTGGTAGTTGGTTTTGAAGTAGATGAAACAATTGTTGACACATACACAGATGCTTCTTTATTGGATCCTGCAATTGGTGCTTCGAATTATCAAGCGCCTGGTGCCGACAGATATAAAATTTCTTTAACTTTGGTTTACAAACCATATGTAAGCAATCAAGAAGTTACTAATTTAACAACAAACAAATTTATTGAATTGGTTCGTATCAATTCTGGTATTGTTGAATCTATTAATGATACACCAATTTTTTCAGAAGTACAAAAATCTATTGCTCGTGGTATCTACGACCAATCTGGTGATTTTTTTGTAACACCATTTAACTTATCAATTCAAGACTATTTTGATTCTGCAAATGTATTACCAGCTGCTATTTCAGCAGGTAAAGCATATATTAATGGTTATCGTGTAGAAAAGATTGCTCCAACTCAATATGAATTAGAAAAAGCAAGAGATACTGAAGGTTTAACCGACCAAAATATTGCAACATATTATGGAAATTATACAACAATTAAGAACATTAAAGGTTCTATTGTTAATTTTCAACAAGGTGCTCAAGTAGAATTGCACAATGTTGCTTTTGGTGCAGCTTCAGCTGCTACAAAAATTGGTACCGCAAGAATTAGAAATTTTGATTACACAAGTGGTTCTGGTTCAAGTTCACAGTATAAGGCTTTTTTGTTTAGTGTTGGTTTAAAAAACAATCCATTTTTAAATGTTGCATCAATAATTGTTCCTGCTGGAGGATCAAATTACTCATCACCTTCATTTTCAGCAAATACTGTTGCACCCGTAACTTTAACTGATAGTAATTACAATTCATTAATTTTTGCATTACCACAAAATAATATTGCAAATGTTACTAATGTAAACTATGAAACAAGAAGATTTTTTAATGCTCCTACTTTTGTAAATGGTTCATATACCATTAACACAAACGGCAGCAATGAAGATTTTATTGGTGGATCGGGATCCATTTCAGCAGCTGAAAGACAATTAAACTTTGCGGTAGTTACCACTTCCGCAAGTGGTAGTTATGCTTCTGGTACTTTCATACCAATGGATCAGGCGAATGTTAGTATCAGTATTTCTAACCCATCAGGATCAGCAGGACAAGCAACCATCAACATCGGTGGAGGTTTCAATGGGTCTGCTACAATCTATGCTACCATCAGCGTGGTCAACGATAATATCAAGAATAAGGTTATTCAGTATGATACCGCTGTTTTGGTATCAGCAAATACTATTGGTATTCCAATCAGTCTTGGTGTGGCAGATGTCTATAACCTAAAAGGTATTTACCCATTAGGCAATACTGCAACATATCTTGGTACTTGGTCACAATATAGCACATATAATACTAATGCGGCTGTGATTTATAATAGTAATGTTTATATTTCTACTGCGGCCTCCAATGTTAATTTAGTTCCGGAAACTGAAACTGGTTACTGGACACAAGTTACAAACTCTACCGATAATTACTATTTCAATAATGGTCAGAAAGATGCGTTTTATGACCATGGCACAATTACAAATCTTACGGGTTCAGCTCAAGGAAATGTTGTAGTTGTATTTGACCACTTCACGCACTCTGGTGGTGTAGGATTTTTTACAGTAGATTCTTATCCAATTAACTATTCTAATATTCCTTCGTTTACTTCTCCACAATATGGTACAACATATAGTTTAAGAGATGTGATTGACTTTAGGCCACGCCGTGATGATGGTATAAGTTCTACAACATTTAGTACTTATCAAATACCAGCACCATATTCAAACATCTATGTTGATTATAATTATTATTTGGGTCGTAAAGATAAAATTGTTCTTTATCCAACAGGTGTATTCAAAACGCTTCGTGGTGTAAGTTCATATAACAACCCAATTGCACCATCAGATATTCCTGGCGCATTAACTTTGTTTACACTAGAATTTCCTCCTTACACATTTAGTAGTAAGAGTGTTATTAATACTCCTTCTACTTTGAGAAGATACACAATGCGTGATATTGGTGTGTTAGACAAAAGAATTAGTAACTTGGAATACTATACATCATTATCATTACTTGAAAAAGAAGTGACTGGTTCAGACGTTACTGATGCAACCAATGAAGCAATTTTGTTTAAAAATGGATTTTTGGTTGATAGTTTTAAAGGTCACAGCGTAGGTGATGTGGCAAATCCTGATTACTCAGTTTCAGTTGATTTTACAAACCAATTTGCTAGACCATTGTTTACTTCTAATGTTGCTGATTATTATACTGTACCAACTCAAGGTGCATTTAAATTAACATCAGGCAAACAAAATAATTCATTGTATTTAAGAAATAATCTTGTAACTTTCTCTTACAATGAAGTTCCTTTAATTTATCAAAATGTTGCAACAGAAATTATTAATGTAAATCCATTTGAAGTTTCAAACTTTGTGGGTCATGCAGAAATGATTCCTTCAAGTGATATTTGGTATGATACTAAGTCTGTGCCTATTGTTAATGTAGTAACAGTAGAACAATCTGCTTGGACAAACTTTGTAAACATTACAGGTCATGGAACACAATGGCAAGATTGGAAAATTAATTGGGCTGGAGAATCTACAACTCTCAATAGAGAAGTAACAAATTATCGTACAATCACAACTGCTGGTGATCCAAGATTAGGATCATCTGCTCAAACCCGTGAAGTTCCTACAACCGTTAACCAAACAATGTCTTGGAAACAAGTTCCGGGTGTTAATACAACAACTACTACAAACAAAGTTGTTTCTAATGCAATTATTCCTTACGCAAGAACCAAGCCTGTAGCGTTTAATGTATATGGTATGGCACCTAATACCGTGTTGCACACATTCATTAATGGTATTTGCGTTGACCAATATGTTACACCAGACCGCTCAGGCTCTTCTGGTGTTCCTTTCATCAATATTGTAAATGGTGGAACAGGATTAACAAACGGAAATAATCTTTCAATTATTACAATTACTGGGGCAAATACAACACCAGCGATTGCAAGAGCTAATGTTTCTGGTGGTTCTATTGTTAGTGTTCGTATGTTACAAATTGGTAAAGGTTACGATTTAACTAAAGCTAATGTTTCTATCAATACAACATCTTATTCTACTGCGCCGACATTGGCAATTGGCCAACGATCATATCAAAGTGCTGAGTTGGTAACGGATGTTCATGGTAAAACTTCTGGTGTATTGCAAATTCCTAATGATGAGTTGGTTCATTTTCCAACAGGCGTATTGACAGTTGAGTTCTCAGATAACTTCTTGAACCCATCCAAATCACAAACTTATGCCAAGACAACATTTACATCAAAAGGTGTATTAGACCAATCTGGTGATATTGTAACTACAAGACCCGAAGTTGTTACACCTAAGATTTTACCTCCACCTCCTGCACCGAATAAACCTATTCCACCTGCAGCTGCAACACCTCCTGATCCGGTAGTTCTTCCGGATCCACCTCCCCGTCCAACTCCTGGACCAGGAACTTATGGAGTTGCTATTAGACCAAATGTTCAGTTCTATGGTGGTAGTGCGTCAATTTATGCATACATTAATTCTGCGGTTGGAACAGATAAAACATTTACTGTACCTATCGTTAGTACAATTCCTGGTGTAAGTGATTTCACTACAACAATTACTATTGCTGCAGGTCAAACAGTTGGTCAAACAACATTAAATTTAACTGGAGCATCTGGTGGTACTGGTGGTACATTGTCAGGAACTTCTACTACTCAAAATGGTTACACATATACTGGTAGTCAAGCAGCATTTACAATGTATAATCAATCCACAGTTTCTTCTACTGTTGAATCTGCAGCGGCATTTGTTGCTGATGCATACAATAACACATCATTAAGTTTTGCTGATGGTAAAGCTCTCATTACAAGTCAAATTGCAACATTGATGACAAACAATGGAGTTACTGCTGCGAAAGCTGATTTATTAGTAAATATTACTGATGGATTTGGCACAGGAACTTCTGCACCAAACGATGGTTTGTATGGTGCTCTTTATGCAGCCACAGGAAATATTCCTACTGGCACTCAAATGGCGGCCGCTTATCGATACGCATATGAATTAGCATTATCTGGTGATGTTGATTGGTTGGGTAATACTATTGCAAGAATCAATACTATTGTTGCACAATATGGACCAGAACAGTTGGGCACAATCTCTGGTAAATTTGCATCCGATCCAAGTAACTCATCACAATACTCAACTGCAGCTGGTGCCGTTGGTAACTGCTCACTTGATGGTATTGATCCTTTATCACAAAACTTCTTTGTGAACCCAATTCAATTTCCAAGAGGAGTATTTGTTTCTTCCGTAAATTTGCATTTTGCTACTAAAGATGAAGTTGCACCAGTAAGTGTTCGTATTAGACCTACAGTTAATGGATATCCTGATGCTATTAATGATATTCCAGGTTCTGTTGTCTATTTAAATCCTGATGATGTTGTTGTTCCTGATCCGGCATTAGTAACAGAAAGTCTTGGATTACCAACAACATTTACATTTAAGAATCCAATTTATTTGAAACCTGGTCAATATACATTAATGGTTGCAACGGATTGTAATAAGTATAATGTTTATGCTTCTAAAGTGGGTGATACACAATATGGTACAACAAATATTGTTACTCAAGTTACCTATAGTGGTTCATTGTTTAAATCACAAAATGCATCTACATGGGTGGCTGCACCAAACGAACAACTGGCATTCAAATTAAATATTTGTGATTTTGCTGGTGGCCGTGCAAGTTTTGATATTACATCTTTAGCATCTACTCCTTCTATAGAATATGATTTATTAAACTTAATGACACAAGATTTGAGTTTTAGTGATTATGATTCTATTAATTACAAGATGTTAACAGTAGACAAAACTACTTTAGTTCAATCTGGTGAAGTTAATGTGTTTTCTAATGAAGATAATGCTTTTAATACAAGACAGATTCAAACTGCCAATGGAAATATTATTATTCGTGCAACAATGGAAAACGTAGATAATTGGACCTCACCAGTAATTGACTTAGAACGTGTTAATACAATTTTAGTCAAGAATGAAATTACTCCTTATGTTGATTATGCATCAAATACTGCACTTGAAGTGTTACCTGGATTTGGTAATACTGGAAGTGTCGCTAAATACATAACAAAGAGAGTAACACTTAATAACAACTTTGATTCTTCTGGTTTAACTGTGTTCATGGATGTAAATCGTAGACCAGGAACAAAAATTGAAGTTTATTACAAAGTGTTGAATTCTGCTGACCAAAATGATTTTGATAGTCAACCATATGTGCTGATGAATCCTAAGTTTACCATTGGTGGTAATTTGGCAACAACAGGTGTAGAAGATTGGACAACAGATACCTATCAAGCATTGAATATTCAATATAACGATGTTTCAACAGGTTCTTTATACACAGACTTTAAAGTATTTGCAATTAAAGTTGTAATGTATTCTGAAAATCCTGCAATTGTTCCTAAGATTAGAAGTTTTAGAGCAGTGGCGACAGCATAATTATGAAATTATACAAAGTTGAAGAGCATGCCGATTTAGTAAAAGATATGGATACTAATGCCGTATTAAATACCAATATGGCAGCTCTTTTAGAACACAAGAAAAAACAACAAATGAAGAAAGATATTGACTCATTAAAATCCGATGTGGGTGATATGAGAATAATGTTAAATAAAATCTTTTCATTGTTAGAAAATAATGTTAGATAAGGGTTCAAATGGCTAATACAGTTTCTTTATTAAATTTAAGTAATACTTTTGAAGATTGGGTTGCTGTAACCAATAATCTTTCAAAAGAAAACAATGACCTTGCAGCTAACAATTATGTTAAAACTGCTGGCACATTATACTTAAATGAACCAGGTCTTGGTTTGCAAGTTGCCAATGTGGCAGTTATTGCAGGTCAGTTACAAGTTCAAGGTATTGGTTCTTCTGCTTTTATTCAAAACAATCTCCGTGTTGATGGACAAGTATATTTTCAAAATACTACATTAGGTTTAACCAACTCTGGTCCTTCAAATTTTAATGGACTAATTTCTGCAACAAGAACAGGCACGGCGTTATACATTGCGAATAATGCACAAATTAATGGTTATGCAAATGTAAATAATATTAATGCAAATACCATTACATCATCTGTTATAACAGTAACAACATTAAACAATTCATATGTAAATGCTTCTTTTTTACATGCAAATGCAGCTTATAGTAAAGCAAACTCCGCTAATGTTTTGGCTCAGGCCGCTTTTGACCATGCTAACGGATCTTATGTTCACGCAAATGCTGCTTTTGATTTAGCTAATACAAAGTATGCTGCTGGTGGTGGTCAAATTGATGGTACTGTATCAATTACTGGTGGTTTAACTGTTGGTGGTAATTTCACCATTAATGGTGTAACAATTACCGATTCAAATACATTTACACTCAGAGCAAACACAGGTACTAATGATGGACAATCATCATTTTTGAGAATCAATAGAGGTTCTCCTGGTAATCCTGGCGCAAATGCTGAAATTCGTTGGAATGATGCAAATTCTTATTGGGATTTGAGAGATGTTAATAATCCAACAGTATACAACCAGATTATTACAACAAAATATGTTTCAAACTCTGTATTGTCAACAAATACATTTAATGTTGCAACATCAGCTTCTGTAAATACAGTTCTTAGATATGCTGAATCAAACTATAATGCAACCAATGCTGCATTTAGACATGCAAATGCTTCATATGATTATGCAAATACTGTAAATAATTTTTCACACACAACATTTGCATATGCAAATACTGTAAACAATGTTACAATGACTTATATTGCATCTGTTGAAAATTATGCAAATACTGGTTATCGTCATGCAAATGCATCATTTAATCACGCAAACGCAGCTTATGTTACTGCCAATTCAGCACAAGCAAACACTATAATTACACAAGGTGTTGATGCATGGCAGAATACTAGAATTACTGCTGTAGATACCTATGCAACATCAGGTTATACACAAGCAAATGCGGCTAATCAATATGCCAATACCGCATATGCTCAAGCAAATGCAACAAATACAATTACATTTTCTGCATATGCTCATGCCAATGCAGCCTACACTCATGCTAATGCTTCTTTTGCAGCTGCTAACAATGTATTCCCACAAGTTCAACCTGCTTTTGCACAAGCAAACGCTGGTACATTACTTGCACAAGCAGCCTTTAATAGTGCCAATCTTGCTATTGGTACTAATGCAACACAAAATACAAGACTATCTGCTGTGGAAACATATTCTACCGCTGGTTATGGTCAAGCAAACGTAGCCACAATTTTAGCACAAGCCGCATTTAATTCTGCAAATAATTCTGCAGCTGCACTTTCCAATGTTCAATTAAGAGCATACAAAGAATATGTAAACACTGCTACCGTTTCAACATCAACATATGCTATTAATTTGGCAGATTCAAACATCTTTAGATTAACTTTAGGTACTTCCACCACATTATCATTTACTGGTGCGCCAGCTTCAGGAAACTTATTTTCAATTACTTTAATATTGACACAAGATGCTACAGGAGGTAGAACTGTAACATTACCAACTGCTAAATATTCAGATGGTATTGCACCCGCATTATCTGTTGGTGCTAATGCTACCGATATCTTGACGTATTTTACATATGATGGTGGTTCAACATATTTTGGTGCGTATGCAATGGCTAACGCATTTTAATGAAAAAGGTTAAGAGTCTAGGAGCCTACAAATTTAATTTTTCGAGTTCCTGGAGTCCAAAAAGCGAAATTAGTTTTAAGCTGTTTTTAATTAATTAAAGGAGTAATAAAAAAATGTCTTTTGTCAGAATCGATGATGTCCATTTGTATGGTGGCTTAACAGAAGATGCTGCTGATTGTTATCGTACTAAAAAATGGTTAAATGACAATAATATTCCATTTGTTCATCTATTTTATCAAGATGATAATCAATGTGCAGAAGTTATTGAAACTGTTAATGGTTGGTTTGCTACACCAGAACAATCAACTGTTATTTCAAAAATGCCTTTTGTTGTTTACTGTGAAGTAGATAGTGATTTGCCAATTTCACAATATCCAAGAAAAGTATTAGTTGGATACGATGAAATCACTAGCAAATTAAAAGACCTTTACACAGTAGGCAGATAATATGCCTATAGCATTCCGTACACTCAAACAGGGTGTAGTCAGTTCCGGTTCCAGGACTTTCAATAGTTCTGGAAACTTTCAAATTCCATTAGGTATAACAGAAGTTACAATATCCGGAACTGGTGCTAAAGGAGCTTCGGGTGCAAGAGGTAACACGGGAAATCCAGGAAATATTGGATCACCTGGAAATGCTGGAAATCCAGGAGTTGCAGGCACTGCTGGGCCAGCTGGTGCTGCCGGTACTGCGGGAGCTTTAGGTCAATCAGGAACTCCAGGTAATGCCGGGAATGCAGGAACAGCCGGTACCGGTGGTGCTGGTGGAAATGGTGGAGCTGGTGGTCCTGGAGGTTCAAGAGGATATACTACACTTACAAATGCATCTTATTCATCTGGAGGCACAGCTGGTCTATATGTTCAACCAAATTCTGGTCCTGCTGTAGGAGGACCTGCAGCAACGGGTGGTGGTGGATCAGGCGGTGCAGGTGCAATCCACGGCATGATGAATCAAGGTTATGGCGCTACTGCAATTGGTTCTGTTAGTGGTAATGTTTTATATCCTAAATCTCCTAATATTGCAGCATCAACTTTCTCAGGAAACAATATGAGTGTTCCTGTTATGGGTGGTTTTGGTGGATCTGGTGGTTCTGCTGGAGGGGCTGGATCTCCTGGAAATGCTGGAACTCCAGGAAACGCAGGAACAGCTGGAACTCCAGGAAGTTATGTTGTTACTGGCGGTGCTGGCGGTGCAGCACCAACATCATGGTCGGGTCAAAATGCTGTGGCAGGAAATACTGGCACAATAGGCAATTCAGGAACTTCAGGCAACTCAGGAAACACAGGTGCAACCGGAACTCCAGGAAACATATCTTATTTTGGTTCAGTTAACACTCAAACATTCAATGGTGGTGCAGGTGGTTTAGGTGGAGCAGGAAGTCCTGGTGGTGTAGCAGGACCTGGTGGCGCAGCTGGTAATGCTGGTGCCTCAGGAAATCCAGGAAATGTTGGAACTGCTGGTAATCCAGGAAATTCTGGAACAAATGGCAACGCAGGAAATGCAGGAGCTGCTGGTGCTGGAAATCCAGGTTCGGCTGGTAATACTGGAGGTGCGGGTGGCGGCGGTGGTGGCGGTGCTGCAGCTGTATGGTCTGGAACCGATAATTCTACTTTTGTATCTCCTGTAGGAAATAATCCAGGAAACTTTCAAGCAGCTTCAAGTACCATGAGTGCGGTTACACCTTGGTATAACAATGCTAGATATAATTCTGGTACAGGTAATGCTGGTAATGGCGGATCTGGTTCTGGAAATAATTCAGGTTATGGAACCGGTGGTTCTTCAGGTACATCAGGCTTTGCGTACTCTCCTTATTTGATTAATGATTATACTGGAATGTCCATAGTGGGTTCAGCCGGAAGTTCTGGAAATCCAGGCTCAGTAGGCAATACTGGTGCGAATGGAAACTCCTCAGCTGGTGGCGCAGGTAATCCAGGAAATTCAGGCACAACTGGTAATCCAGGAAATGCTGGTTCTGTTGGCGTTGCTGGTACGGGTGCAACTTCTGGTGGTCCTGGAGGATCTGCACCAGTAACTTGGTCTGGTAAAGATGCAAGTCTTGGAGTTCTTGGGGCTTCAGGAGATGCTGGAGAAATTAAAACTTATAATGCAGTATCAGTAAATTCTAGAGGAATATATCCTGTTTCTATAGGAACAGGAGCAAATCCAGGATCAATTACAGTAGCTTGGAATAGAACTATTAAATAATTTTTGAAAGTGAGTTGTTATGTTATATCAAATATCTCCAACACCAACGTTGGGTTTGACTGAACATGAATTTGTATCTTGGAATGATGGGTTTACTGAAGAAGAAGTTAATAGAATTATTGATTATGCCGACACTTTAGAAAAACAACACTCTAAAGTAGACAAAGGAGATTTATCTCCTAAAAAAATTCGAATTAGTGAAATTGCTTGGATGTTTCCAGATAATGATACAAAATGGATATATGATAAGTTATCTTGGATATTGAGGCAATTAAATGCACAATTCTATAGATTTAATATAACAGGATTTGATGAACCATTACAATACACTATCTATAATGGTAGTGAAGAAGAAGGTGGTCACTATACTTGGCATAGAGATACTGGTGGAGATGCGCCAAGAAAGTTATCCATAGTCATGCAGTTGAGTGACCAAAGTGAGTATGAGGGTGGAGATTTAGAAATTTTGAATGCCAATGGTGGTATATTAAAAGTTGATAAGAAAAAAGGTTTTATTGTAATGTTTCCATCTTATGCAACACATAGAGTTACGCCAGTTACCTCAGGCATTAGAAGAAGTTTAGTGGTTTGGGCTTCAGGTCCAGCATTTGTATAGCCTAAATAAAATAGATAAAAACAATTAGAATAATATGCCAGCAGCCTATTCCAACCTATACATCGAACAAGGAACATCATTTTCTACTACAGTTACAGTAGATGATGTCTATGGAGATGTCTATGATTTGTCTAATTATACTGCTAGAAGTCAAATTCGTAAGTCTTATTACTCAGCCAATACTACGGCAGTATTTACTACTTCAGTTAATTCTGGTCAAGGATCAATTACTCTAAGTCTATCAGCAGCGGTGACGGCAAACATTGCCCCAGGTCGTTATGTATACGATACTACAATCACCGGCATATACAATCGTGAAGTTACAAGAATATTAGAAGGTGTTGTGGAAATTTCACCATCAGTCACAAGGTAAAAAATGACAACTCAGACCATAGGTACAGTAAGAGTTCAAGTAGGTACAACAGGTAATCCAAAAGTTAGATCAATTAACTATGGAACAACTTCATTAAAAGGCGCTTCTGATGTAGACATTAGAGGCGCAGAGGACGGAGAAGTATTGGTTTACAGAGCTGCAACAGATTCATTTGTAGTTGCGCCAGTCACAGCTGTTGCTGGTCTAGATGCGGGAACATTTTAAGTGGCAAATACTTCAATACAAATACTAAGGTCGTATGCAAATACGAAACCAACAACACTAAATGATGGTGAAATGGCCTATTCTTTTTTGGCCAACACACTTTATATTGGTGACCAAACTGGTCAAGTTATTCGTATTGGTGCATTAACCACAACAGAAAATGCAGCAAACACAGTAGTTTTAAGAGATTCAAGTGGTAATATAAATGTTGCCACCGTAGACGGTGGAAATTTCTAAATAGTAGTAGTAAGTAATTATTAGCAGCCTCATAATAAGGATAACAAATGGCAAATACAAATATTTTAATTAAGCGCTCGTCAAGCACACGCCAGCCTAGTTCGCTAGCTGCCGGTGAATTAGCGTATTCATACCAATCAAATACATTATTCTTAGGTAATGCGGCTGGTAATGGTGTCATCAACGTTGGTGGTGTATATTATACTCAATCAATTGACAATGCAACTTCTGCTGCTACTCCAGGCACAATCGTTAGACGAGATGCTTCGGGTAACGCAACTTTCCAAAACATTACTGTTAATGGATTCATTTCTGGTACAATTGACGGTGTTGCAAACGCTGCCGTCTATCTAAGAGATTCACAAAACTTTAGTGTTTCTGGTGGTGACATCTCTGCTACGGCCGTATCATTTAACGGTACAGGTCCTGTTACTTTAAATGCATCACTTAACAGTATTGCTGGTTTAAGTGCTGGTACATACGGATCTTCTACTGCAATTCCAGTTTTAAATATTGCTGCAAATGGTCGTATCACTGGTGTTTCAACTCAATCTATCTCTACTCAATTTACTTTAACCGGCGACACCGGCAATACAACCATTTCTGGTGGTGATACACTCGCTGTTGTTGGTGGTGCTGGTATAACAAGTGTTGTTTCTGGTGACCAAGTAACTCTTGATGTAGACAATACTGTTGTTCGTTCTAATACAGCAATTACAAGTCAAACTATTGATGGTTCTTTAACTATTGCTGGTAACTTAACAGTCCAAGGCACACAAACAACAGTTAACACATATACATTAAACGTTGCCGATCCATTAATTATTTTAGCGGCAAATAATGCTAGTGATGCTATTGATATTGGTTTTGCTGGTCACTATAATGATGGTGCTACCGATAGACATACTGGTTTCTTCCGTGACGCTGGTACAAAAGAATACTATGTATTTGATGGATATACTCCTGAGTTATATTCTAATAATAGTATTGATGTTGCAGCTGCAAGTTTCCACAAAGCAAACTTGAATGCTGGATATGCTAAAGTAGATGGTATTTTCTCAAATGGTATCAATTTAGATACTCGTATTCAAAACATCTATAATTCTGCCAATACAAATGCTTCTGATATTACAATCATTCAAGGTGTTAATACAACACAGAATACTCGTATTACTGCTGTAGATAGTTTTGCTCAAGGCGCTTACAACAAGGCAAACAATTCAGTACAAGCTTCAAGCAATCTTACTTTTGGCCAATTGGTTGTTGCTGATGGTAATACATCATTAAAGAGCCTTGCTAATAGTTCTTATACATTAACAGGTACACTTGGTGCTAGCAAAACAATTACATCATTTACTGTTGATGCATATGGTCGTGTAACTGCTGCAACTGCTGGTAACATTGCAATTAGTTCTTCTGCTGTTTCTGGTTTGGCTGCTGTTGCTACCTCCGGCAACTATAGTGATTTAAGTGGTGCACCAAGTTTAGCATCGATAGCTACTTCAGGTTCCGGTTCAGATATTACCACAGGTACTGTTGCAGTATCTTACGGTGGTACTGGTCGAAATACATTTACCACTAATGGTTTGGTATTTGGTAATTCTACTGATGGTTTATTGGTTACTGCTTCTGCAGGTACTTCAGACCAGACATTCAGTAATCAAATTCTTACTGTTACCAACGCTGGTGTGCCAGTATGGTCAAGTGCTCTTGACGGAGGCACATTCTAAGTAATACTATATAATTTTTTATAATAGGGAGTTTGAAATGGGTAATGAAAAGTTTGTTAATTATTATATTGAGGGGTTGATTTCTACACTAAATGATTGTTTGATAAGAAACATTTCATTACAAGCGACTGATAGAATTAGTAAAGAAATAATTGAGAGTCATTCTAAAAAGATTGAAAGTTTAAATGGTTCTATTGATGCTCTACAAGTTGACTTAGAAAATTCTAAGAAACAACAATCTGATTCTGATAATCAACGTTATCAGAATTTAGAGAACAGCATCAAAGACCATTTAAACACAATCGCTAAATTGAATGGTGAAGTTTCTCAATTAAATACAATGAAAAATGAATATGAAAATGTTAAACATCAGGTACAACATGTAGACACTTTCAGAACCGAGTTAAACAAAACTCGGGAAGAATTAAACAATGTTCGTAACGAATATGAAAAAAAGATTATTGACTTAAACAGTTCATATGAGTTGCAGATTAAAGAACTAAATGAAAAAATTGACTATTTACAATTAACTCCTGCCAGAAGAAAAAAAATTGAGGAAGTGAAAAAGGAAACTACCGACACACCAACTATTGATGTGTTTAGTAGTTCAGAAGAAATTCTCAAAGACGGCGGAAGTTTCTAAGGTAAATGGCAAATACAACAGTACGGTTAAAAAAATCAGGTGTAACAGGTAATGTACCAGACTCACTAGTTTATGGTGAGCTGGCGATTAACTACGCTGATGGTAAACTGTTTTATCGTCATGCAAACAATACTGTTGCTAGTATTTCTACTGGCTCAACAACAGATTCGTTTGCAACCATCAATGCTAATTCTTCTTTAATATTAGCATCTTCTCCACAAGATACTCTGTCTATTATTCCTGGTAATAATATTACCATATCGACAGATACATTCAATAAAACAATCACAATTAATTCTACTGCCTCAGGTGGTGGAAATTCTGTTGATGATTATGCTAGAGATAAAGCAAACTCGGCTAATGTTCTTGCACAAGCCGCATTTGATAAAGCAAATACTGGAGTAGGCACTTATACAATTACTGGCGCTCAATATGTTGATTATGGTTGGGTACCTCAAACACCAGGTCCAATATTATTCGATTATGGAACGCTATAAATAACACTATATAATTTGGAAAAAATATGGCAGCTAATAATTCTACTATAGTTCAAATCCGTAGAGGTACTACGGCACAAACAGCATCATTTACTGGTGCTTTAGCCGAACTCACGGTAGATACCGACCAAAAGACTATTGTAGTCCATGATGGTGTAACTCCAGGCGGTTCTACTTTAGCAACCAAAGCATTTGCTCAAGCGGCTTTCAATGCTGCTAATACTGCAACAGGCACCGTTGGTCAATTAGCGTTTGATAAGGCAAACTCTGCCAATGTTTTAGCACAAGCAGCCTTCAATGCAGCCAATACAGCTGCAGGTTCAGTTGGATATTTGGCATTTGCCAAAGCAAACGGTGCATATGACCAAGCCAATACGGCAACAACACTTGCTCAAGCAGCCTTCAATGCAGCCAATACAGCTGCAGGTTCAGTTGGTTATCTTGCGTTTGATAAAGCCAATGCAGCCTATGACTTTGCAAATACGATTGCACTTGGTGCCATTGCTAATGTTGCATTAACACATTCCAATACTGCTTCTGGTGCTATACCAGCAGTTAATACTTTAAAAGCTGGTGAACCATCTATCAATCTTAATGATGGTAGAATGTTTATTCAGTTAAACAATGGACAAGTAATTGATATTTCTTCTACTGCTGTTGGTAATACATGGCATGTGGCAACAAATGGTAATGATAACTTTAAAGGTGATACACCTAGTTCTGCTAAAGCATCTATTCGTGCCGCTGTTGCAGCTGCACAACCAGGTGATTCAGTTATTGTACACTCAGGAACATATAATGAAATTACTCCAATTATTATTCCACAGAATGTTCAAGTACAAGGTTCTGGTGAAAGAACTTGTTTAGTCAGACCCACTACATCATCAAACAATATTTTCTATGTAAACAATAATAGTTATGTAACTGGATTTAAATTTGTAGATTATACTGGTGTTGCTATTTCTTTCCCAACTAGAGTGTTGGAAACTGGTACTGCACAAGCTGGCGGTACAAATACAATCACATTAAATTCTGGTGCCTCAACATACACAGACTACTATAAGAGTATGACTGTTAGTATTACAAGTGGTACCGGTTCAGGTCAATCAGCCAATGTAATCTCATACAATGGTACAACTAAAGTTGCCACAGTTGATGCAAATTGGGGAACACAACCAACCAGTTCTTCTGTTTACTCTTTAGGTATTCCACTCAGAACAGTACCTGCATCTTCCTCTTCTAGATATACCACATACATTACCGGTAGTCCATACATCTATAACAGTTCTTCAGTAACAACTACAGGAACAGGCATCAGGATTGACGGAGATTTGGCGACAGGCAACAAGAGTATTATCTCTGCACAATTCACTCAGGTTAATTCTGGTGGTACTGGTGTGCATGTATTAAACGATGGTTACTCTCAGTTAGTTTCCATATATGGTATTTTCTGTGATACGGCATTCTTAGCCGAATCTGGTGGTACCGCTTCAATGGGTAACTGTAACGTAAACTTTGGTAACCGTGGATTGGTTGCCAATGGTAAAGGTAAACTTGCCATGACTGCTACTGTGGCAAATACAAGTCCACAAGCTTCTTTAACAATGGACCTAAATACAGTAGTAGCAAATAGTTCTTTGGGTATAACTGCAACAATACCATATGTTGGTATGATTATGATAATTGATACAGAACCACAAAACTATTATACGGTTACTGAAGCAACTACATTGGCTGGAGGTTCTACAACAGTAACTTTCCAATCATCAATTGCAAATACAATTACTAGTGGTACAAATGTTAAATTCTACCAACAAAGTCAGTTGAGAGCTTCAGGTCAAACTTTTGAATATGTTGGTGCAGGTACATCTGTTGCGGCTATTCCAAAATTTGGTGGTATTGCAAACTCTGCTGCTCAAATTGTTACAATTGGGGAAGGTGCGGTGTTTGCAACTGCAACTGACCAAAGTGGTAACTTTAGTGTTTCTGATTTGACTATTAATCAGTCAACATCAACAATTACAGGAAGAACTTTTTCTAAGAGTCTTTTTGCTGAAATGACTCCTTACATACTTGCTCTAGAAAGTTAATAAAATGGCACAAATTCCATTAAATACATTTAAAACAACAACATTCAATGTTACAACATCAGACTCTACTGTGTATACTACTCCTGCTGGAGTAACAACAGTAGTTTTGTTGGCACAAGTTTCTAACATTCACGCAACTGATTCTGTAACCATTTCTGCAAATCATGTGAGAGGTAGCAATACAACTTCTATTATTAAGAACACAACAATACCAGTTAATGATGCTGCAACACTTTTAACTGGTAAATTAATTCTTCAAGCAGGTGATTCATTTACTGTTAGTGGTAGTGCAAATAGTAAGGGTCAAATGTTATTGTCTTACCTCGAAACCGCTAACGCTTAATATAAAATATGTCTACTAAATCCAGATTAATCAGCGGCAGAGTACCGGTAAGTAACTCAGCCAATGTTACATCAGAACGCTATCAATACCTAGATTTAAGTTCAGCTGAACCAAATTTAGGCACAAGTAGTGTTGGTGATGTATTAACTTACGACAGTTCATATCCTGGTGGTAGAAGATGGATTCCGCAAAGCGATATTCGTGGATCAATTGGCCAAGCGGCTTATATTCAGGCTAATACGGCTTCAGCAAATACATTGTATATTTCTGGTGTAGATATTACTCAAAACAACAGAATTTCTACACTAGAAACTGTTAACGGAGAACAAAATACTAGCATTAGTATTATTCAAGGTGTTAATGTTACTCAAAATACCAACATCACAAATGTTGATACTAAAGCACAAGCTGCATTTGATAAAGCAAATACAGGATTAGCTTCTTCTGGTGGTTCAATCACAGGTTCATTATCTGTTTCACAAAACTTAACTGTTACTGGTAACTTAACTGTTCTTGGTAATTCAACCACATTAACAACCAATACATTAGATATTGGTGATTCATTAATCTATCTTGCTAATAATAATTTAACTTCTGATGCAGTAGATATTGGTATTATTGGTCATTACAATGATGGCGCAAATGCTCATGCTGGTATTATCAGAGATCCAAATGCCAAAGAATGGATTTTCTTCAAAGGTTATACACCAGAAGTTCAATCAAACAATCTTATAGATATTAATCATGCATCTTTTGCTAAAGCAAATGTACAAGCCAGTTACTTCAAAGGTAATGTAGTATTCTCTGATGGTACCACTCAAACAAGTGCGGCTACCAATATTGATTCTTATGCTCGTGCAGTAAATGATTTACAAAATACTAACGTTACGGCAGTAAATACTTATGCTGCTGGTGCTTATGGTGCAGCTAACACCAATGCAACAAATATTACCATTATTCAAGGTGTTGATGTAGGCCAAAACACTAGAATGTCTATTATTGAGGGTGTTGATGTAACACAGAATACCAACATTACCGCAGCATTTAATCAAGCAAATTCCGCAAATGTTTTAGCTCAATCTGCATTTGATAAAGCAAATACTGCATTATCAAATACCAATTTAAATGTTTCTGGAACGCTCAGAATGTTAAATCAGGGTGGTGATGAAGGTGGTGAATTATTTTTAGATAAACCAGCTACAAGCACATCTTTAGCAGCTGGTATAACAATTGACATTTTTCAAAACAAGTTAAGATTTTTTGAAACTGGTGGTAGTGTTCGTGGCGTCTTTATTGACATGGCAAATGGTGCCTCAGCAGGAGTTGGTACAGACTTATTAAATCCCGCTTCAGCACCAGATGCGGTAGCAAGAGCTACAGCCAGTGCGGCTTTTGATAAAGCCAATTCTGCTAATGTTTTAGCACAAGCTGCATTTGATAAAGCAAATACTGCTTCATCCAATACCATTATTATTCAAGGTGTAGACACTACACAGAATACTCGTATGACCGTGATTGAAGGTGTTGACCTTACTCAAAATACTAATATTACCAATGTTGATACTAAATCACAATCAGCATTTAACAAAGCAAATTCTGCAAATGTATTAGCTCAAGCCGCATTTGATTATGCAAATACAATTCTTTCTTTAGATAATAATATTGATTCTGTTGCAAGAACAACTGCAAACAACGCCTCATCAAATACTATTGTAATTCAAGGTGTAGATACTTGGCAGAATACACAGATTACTGCCGCAAGTTCTTTAGCACAAGGTGCCTTTGCAAGAGCAAACTCTGGTGCCAGAGCAACAACAAGTAACACAGCACCTACAGGAAATACTGTTGGTGATTTATGGTTAAGTTTAACAGATGAAACATTATACATGTATTCATATGATGGTACAAGTAACAATTGGGTAGATATTTCAGGACCTATATTGAGGTCATCTAATATTGTTGTTCAATACACCATCACAGCTAACGTAAGTTAAGGATTAGAAATGGCAATTAACGAAGGTCAAACAATACAATACACAGTAACCACGACCAATACGGCCGATGGTACAGTATTGTATTGGAAAACTACAGGCAACACCACAAACTCCGACATACAAGGTGGTAACACAGGTTCAGTAACGATTACAAACAATCAAGCCGTGTTTAATGTGGAGGTAATTGCTGATACCACTACAGACGGAGTTAAAACTTTAGGTCTTAGTCTTTCTACAGGATCATTAAATGGTCCTACAGTAGTATCAACATCAAGTCCAATTACAGTTACAGATACTTCACGTTCACCACAATATTCTCTGTATTTTTGGGGTAGAAATTCTCCAGTAGGCATATCAGGAACAAATGATTCTGTGGATTTACCAAGATCCAGTCCAGTACAAATTGGAACTTCATCGTGGAATTTAATTTCAGTTGGTGATTATGTTGTTGCCGGCATTCAAACCAATGGAACTTTATGGACTTGGGGAGACGATCAAACAGGATCATTAGGACGACCAGATAAAATTAATAGATCCAGTCCAACACAAGTTGGTGCCTTGAGTAATTGGTCAAGTGTAGCTTCAGCTAGATACCATTGTGTGGCCGTTAAAACTGATGGCACTTTATGGTCATGGGGATTGAGTGGAGGCGGAAGATTAGGAAATAATAGTGGCAATTATTCAAGTAGGTCTAGTCCCACACAAGTTGGATCAGGAACAACATGGTCAAGCGTAAAAACAACAGTCTCAGCTTCTTTTGCGTTAAAGACTGATGGTACACTATGGACTTGGGGACCAAATTCTCTAGGTCAATTAGGTTTAAATTTAGGAAACATTTATAGGTCCAGTCCAGTTCAAATAGGATCACCTAGTGGATATTCTTGGACCACCATTGGAACAGGAGCATATTCCGTTGGTGGAATAACAAGTGATGGTTCATTATTTACTTGGGGTGGCGACCTTTCAAACTATGGGGTTTTGGGAGTAAATTCATCAGTCAGTAAGTCTGCACCAACACAAGTAAATGGTTCTTGGTCAAAAATTGATTTTTGTACTAACGATACTGGTTTTGTCGGAATTAAATCTAATGGAACTTTATGGCAAACCGGATATGGGTTTTTTATTGGTAACGGAGGCATTAATGTTTCTAGTCCTGTTCAGCTTGGATCCAATTCAGATTGGGTAAATGTTTATGCAAATAAAGGTGGAGCTTTTATTACAAAAGCCAATAACGCAGCTTATGTTTTTGGCCAAAATAATTGGGGTGGATTAGGACAAAATAATGCCATTTATCAGTTGGCTACAAACATGGTTCAATTGGGTACAACAACTCAATGGAGAAATTTTGCCAGCACAAAAACATCCACAAACGACCAAATCGTGTTTGGTACCACACTGGACTAACAGAATAAAACCGATACGAATTGGTCTAAAAGGAAATAAAAAATGAGTCATTTTGCAAAAGTAGAAGATGGAACAGTAACACAAGTTATTGTTATTGAGCAAGATGTTTTAAACACAGGACATTGGGGTGATCCATCATCTTGGGTACAAACTTCATATAATACTAGAGGTGGTGTTCACACATTAGGTGGAACTCCATTGCGTAAAAACTTTGCTGGTATTGGGTACACATACGACAGAGTTCGTGATGCATTTATTCCACCAAAACCTTTTGCTTCTTGGAATTTAAATGAAGATACTTGTTTGTGGGATGCACCAACTGAAATGCCAGTTGAAGAAGGTAAAATGTTTTATTGGGATGAACCAACAGTATCTTGGTTGGAATTTGTTCCACCGACAGAATAAATATAGAATAATCTAGGACTAATTACATGGCTTTTCCACTATCACCAGCAAATAATCAAACTGCTCTAGTTAATGGCATTGTTTATCAATGGAATGCCGGACTTGGTGTTTGGAAAAGAAACGGTTCAGTTAACTCAATTGAAGTAGGACAGTTATTACTTAACTCTGCACAACAAACAACATCAAACGGATCAGGAACTTTAATTGTTTCTGGTGGTGCAGGCATAACAGGTAATGTTTATACTGGTGGAATCTTTATTACTGGTGCTGCAAACGGTATTACCTTTGCGGATGGTTCAGTACAAACTACTGGTGCTACAGGTATAGATTCTTATGCTAGAACTACGGCTAATACAGCTTCATCTAATACTGTAGTGATTCAAGGTATAGATACAGCACAGAATACCCGTATGACTATTATTGAGGGCGTAGACACTACTCAAAATACTAATATTACCATTATTCAAGGTGTGGATGTTGGTCAAAATACTCGTATGGGTATTATTGAGGGCGTAGACACTACTCAAAATACTAATATTACCATTATTCAAGGTGTGGATGTTGGTCAAAATACTCGTATGGGTATTATTGAAGGTGTTAATACAACTCAAAACACTAATATTACAGCCGCTGATACTAAAGCACAAGCTGCTTTTAATGCCGCTAATACCAAGTTCTCATCTTCTGGTGGTACAATTACAGGTGATACAGTAGTAACAGGAAACTTAACTGTAACTGGTACACAGTTCTATGCCAATACAGTAAACTTAACTGTTGTTGATAACATTATTACTCTAAACTCCAATGTAACCGGCGCACCCACATTAAGTGCTGGTCTTGAAGTTAACAGAGGTTCATCTTCCAATACTAAGTTACTTTGGTCTGAAGCAAATACATCATGGGAATTTACCAATAACGGATCATTCTATGATAAGATTGCTGGTTTAACATATGCTAATGCAGCATTTGCAGCTGCTAATACTAATGCAACCAACATTACTATACTTCAAGGTGTAGATGCAACACAGAATACCAACATTACTAATGTTGACACTAAAGCACAAGCCGCTTTCGATAAAGCAAACTCAGCCAATGTACTGGCACAGGCTGCATTTAATACTGCCAACTCTGCTGGTGCGGTAAGTATCACCGATGATACAACAAATAGTGGAACATATTATCCATTGTTATCGGTATCCGCCACAGGCACACTCTCTACTTCAAATACATCCAGTTCTAAATTATCTTATGTACCATCAACTGGTACACTAACAACTGTAGACTTGAATACAACATCTGATATCAAGTTTAAAGAGAACATCCAAACGATTGATTCGGCATTGGAAATGATAAATAGAATAGACGGAGTTTCGTTTAACTGGAAAGAAACTGGTAAGAAATCTTATGGTGTGGTTGCTCAGCAGTTACAAGAAGTTTTACCAGAATTAGTTTCAGAAGAAGAACGTGGTTTATCTGTTTCGTACCTACCAATTATTGCAATTCTTATTGAGGCAATTAAAGAACAACAAAAACAAATAAACGATTTAAAAAAATAATAATAATAAGCCGAGTACCTAAGAGGAACGAAGATGGCAATCAAAATTAATAATACTGTTGTTATAGACAACAGTAGAAATGCGACAATTAATGCAATCACAGCAAACACTATAACTGCCAACGGCACAGACCTTGGTACTGCTGTTGCTCAAGCCTACTTACTGGCCAATAATGCAAACCAAACAACTACATCTAATACTGCACCAACCAGTCCTAAAGTTGGTGATGCATGGTATGATACAATAACCGGTATTACTTTTAGATACACCAACGATGGCACAAGTAATAACTGGGTAGATATTACAGGTCCACAGAATTCTGGTTACATTTATCAGTCATATGCAATTACTCCAAATACATCAACTGTTAGTGAAACTACTGGTAACACAGTAAGTTATACAGTCACAACCACCAATACTGCCGATAACACCGTATTATATTGGACCAATTCTGGTACAACTGTTGCATCAGACTTTAAAGATTCTGTAAGTAATGGTACGGTTACAATTGTAAACAATTCTGGAACATTTACAAGGTCAGTAATTGCGGATTTGGTGACAGAAGGTTCCGAAACGATTGTAATGAATCTTAGAACCGGTTCAAATACCGGTACAATCGTAGCCGTTGCAAGTTCTGTGTCCGTAGGTGATACTTCACAGGATCCATATTACGCTATGTACTCTACAGGATATAATCAGACTGGTGAATTAGGCCTCAATGATAGAGGTGTTTATAGATCCAGTCCAACACAAATAGGATCACAAAGCAATTGGAGAGTAATTGCATCAGGTGGAGCTAGTAGCTCAGGATTTAGTGCTGCAATTAAAACCAATGGAACTTTGTGGTTGTGGGGTCAAGGCAGTTATGGAAAATTGGGACAAGGTGATAACATTTCACGATCTTCACCCACACAAGTGGGAGCTTTAACATCTTGGTCGGATGTTGTTATTGAGCGAAATGCTCAAGCTTGCATGGCTATTAGAACTGATGGTACAATATGGACATGGGGAAATAATGCTTACACCGGAATACTTGGTCAGAATCAAGGTTCGCCGTTTTCTTTTTATGATAAAAACAGTCCAACACAAGTAGGAACAGACACAAGTTGGAGTAAAATTGGTGCAACAGCTGGCGTCTTTGCATCCATCAAAACCAATGGCACTCTGTGGTTGTGGGGAAGTAATAGTTATGGAAAATTAGGCCTTGGTGATACAGATAATAGATCCAGTCCAACACAATTAGGATCAGGAACAGATTGGGCCATCTTGCCAAAATCAGGTGGCGGGTCTTGGATGGGTGCTATTAAAACCAATGGTACTTTGTGGACATGGGGAGGAAATTGGCAGACTCAAACAGGATCAAATAGATCCGGCAATTTTAATCCTGTTTTACCAACACAACAAACAGGATCAAATTGGTCTAAACTTGCAATTGGATCGGACCACGGACTTGCTATCAAAACTGACGGCACCTTATGGGGTTGGGGAAATAATTCAAGAAATCAATTAACAAATAGCGTAGCTGGCTATGGAAATATAACTCAGATAGGTACTTCAACAACATGGGCAGAGGTTTCTACAAGCCAATATACAACTGTTGCATTAAAAACTGATGGCACGATATGGGGATGGGGAAGAAACGACTTTGGCCAATTAGGGTTAAATGGTACTGTCGGTGGTTACTCAATAAGTTCTCCAAGACAAATTGGAAGTGCAACAAATTGGGGTGGAGTATCTGTTGGATCAATGACGTTACTAACAACAAATTCACAATAATAGGTAAAATATAAATGTCTTTTCCATTATCACCAGCCAATAATCAAGTTACGCTTGAAAATGGTATATCGTATACCTATAATGCTTCAAGGAATTTTTGGTATAGAACACCCGCAACTGCGTTAGCTTCAATTACATCTAATACATTTACTGTTCTAAATTCAATCATATTTTCAGATGGTACTACACAAACATCTGCTGCTAGTCCAAATGATTCATATGCTAGAACTACTGCTAATACTGCAACCAATAATATTACTGTTATTCAAGGTGTAGATGTAGGTCAAAACACTAGAATGACTGTAATAGAAGGTGTAGATGTAACACAGAACACCAACATTACTATAGCAAATAATGCAGCTCAAGCTGCGTTTGCACAAGCCAATGCAACTGCTGGTGGATTAACTACCGCCAATAGTAGAATCACGGTTGCTGAAGGTGTCGATACTACCCAGAACACTAATATTACCATAGCAACCAATGCTGCAACAGCCGCATTTGCTCAAGCTAATGCAACTGCTGGCGGATTAACTACCGCTAATAGTAGAATCACGGTTGCTGAAGGTGTAGACACTACTCAAAATACTAATATTACCAATGCGACTAATGCTGCAACGGCAGCTTTCACTAAAGCAAATACTGCAATCACCACATCAGGTGGTTCAATCACCGGTTCATTAAATGTATCACAAGATTTGGCCGTTACAGGAAACTTAACTGTATTAGGAGCCACCACTTCCATTAACACAACTTCTTTTGTTGTTAGTGATTCTTTAATCGTGATGGGTACAGGAAATTACACCTCAGATTTATTGGATATTGGATTAACGGCTCACTACAACGATGGCACTAACGCACATGCCGGTATTGTTCGTGACGCTACAACCAAAGAATGGTATGTGTTCAAAGGTTACACACCAGAACATTCTGCAAATAACAACATTGATATTAATCATGCATCATTTGCTAAAGCAAACGTTAACGCAAATTATTTTAAAGGTAACGTAATATTTCCAGACGGCACAGTTCAAGCTACAGCCGTAAATTTAAGAATGACTGGAAGTAGTACTCCACCATCCACTCCAACAGTCGGTGATTTGTGGTATGATACAGATATCGATGTGTTGCTTCGTTACACATATGACGGATCATCAAACAATTGGGTCGATATTACTGGACCAACAATTGGTAGGTCGTCATATATTCGACCAACATACTTAATATCTGCTAACGTAGCATAAGGACTAAAAATGCCATTAAATGAATCTAGTTCAAACACTTCGATACAATATACAGTAACAACGACCAGAGTAACTGATGGTACAGTATTATATTGGAAAACTACAGGTAGTATTGCTAACTCTGATATTGTAGGAGGTAATACTGGTACAATTACAATTAATAATAATCGTGCAGTATTCAATGTTACTATTATTGCAGACAACGTGACTGAAGGTAATGAAACATTAGGTATTGCAATTTCTACTGGTTCACAGAGTGGACCAACAGTAGTATCAACGGCCAATCCAATTACAGTTAATGACACATCATTAGATCCATATTACGCTATGTACGCTACAGGATATAATGTGAATGGAGAATTAGGTCTCAATGATAGAACCAATAGGTCCAGTCCAACACAAATAGGATCAGCAACAAATTGGAGATTAATTGCAACTGGTGGATATGGCAATAGTGGTGGTTCAGGAGTTAGTGCTGGAATTAAAACCGATGGTACTTTATGGTTATGGGGATTTGGTCAATATGGCCGATTAGGCCAAAACGATACAATTTCACGTTCTTCACCTACACAAGTAGGAGCTCTAACATCTTGGTCTGATGTTGCCATTAGTGGTAATGCAAGCCATACAATTGCTCTCAGAACCGATGGTACATTATGGTTATGGGGAAAAGGTAATTATGGACAATTAGGTCAAGGTAATACAAGTCATCAATCCAGTCCAGTAGCAGTAGCAGGAACAAATTGGAGTAAAATTGGTGTAAGTGCGGGCCTGTCTGCAGCAATTAAAACGGACGGAACATTGTGGACCTGGGGAAATAATAGTTATGGAAAATTAGGACTTGGAGATAATACTAACAGAAATAGCCCGGTACAAGTAGGAACAGGAACAGATTGGTCTTATTTGAATAAATCAGGTGGTGGTGTTGCTATGGGTGCTATCAAAACCAATGGTACTTTATGGACGTGGGGAGGAAATTGGGAAACTCAAACAGGATCAAATAGAGATACTAGCGGAAATCCTTTCTATGGAGTAAGAAGTCCTGTACAACAAACAGGATCAAATTGGCTTAATCTTTATATGGGGTATGGTCACGGACTTGCAATCAAAACTGATGGTACGTTGTGGGGTTGGGGAAATAATTCAAGAAACCAATTAACAAATAGCGTAGCTGGTTATGGAAATATAACTCAAATAGGCAATGAAACAACGTGGGCTGCTATAGGAACTAATAGATATGAAACTATTGGATTAAAAACTAATGGCACCATATGGGGTTGGGGTAAAAATTCTAGTGGACAATTAGGACTAAGTGAAGGTGATTATCCTTACATAAGTTCTCCAAGACAAATTGGAAGTGCAACAAATTGGGGTGCAGTAGCCACTGGATCAATGACTTTACTAACCACAAATTCACAATAAATAAAGAATAAATTTAGGAATATTAAATGTCATTTCCGATATCACCATCAAATAACCAAATAGCATTAGTAAATGGTATTGAGTATTACTACCTTACCACTAAAGGTGCATGGTATCGCTATGGCGATGGAAGTGCCAATGTAATTACATCTAATACATTTCAAGTATTAAGTTCAATCATATTTTCTGATGGTACTTCACAAACAACTGCAGCAAATCCTACCGATGCATATGCTAGAACTACAGCCAATACTGCAACAAGTAATATTGTAATTCTACAAGGTGTCGATACTACTCAGAACACCAACATTACAATTGCTAATAATGCGGCTCAGGCTGCGTTTGCACAAGCTAATGCAACTGCCGGTGGTTTGACCACAGCTAACACTAACATAACAGTAATACAAGGTGTGGATGTAGGTCAAAATACTCGTATGACAATCATTGAGGGTGTTGATACAACTCAAAACACCAATATTACTATAGCAACTAATGCTGCAACGGCAGCTTTTGCTCAAGCCAATGCTACTGCCGGTGGATTAACTACGGCAAACACCAGATTAACTGTTGTTGAAGGTGTTGATACTACTCAGAACACCAACATTACAATTGCCAACAATGCAGCTCAAGCTGCGTTTGCACAAGCCAATGCAACTGCTGGTGGATTAATAACTGCTAACGCCAGAATTACCATATCTGAAGGTGTAGATGTAACACAGAACACCAATATTACAAACACAACTACTTTAGCACAAGCTGCTTTTGATAAAGCCAATTCTTCTTATACATTGGCCAATACTGCAAATAGTAAATCAACTACTAGTTCTACTTCATTTACATCTGTTGTAGATACATTTACAGGTAATGGAAGTCAAACACAGTTTACTCTGTCTGTTGTACCTGATACAGAGAACAGTACATTTGTTTATTTAAATGGTGTGTATCAAAACAAATCCACATACTCGGTAGTTGGTGCCAATGTTGTATTCACCGATACAGCAACTGCAAATGATACTATTGAAGTAACTACTGTTGCTGGTAGTGTTATGAATGTAAGTCCTGCTGGTTACTCAACAAGAATCTATCAAGGTAATGGATCAACCACAGCATTTACAATTAGTGCAGGTCAAACTGCCAACACCGTTATGGTGTTCAACAACGGTATCTGCCAATTCCCCGTTACGGACTATACAGTAAGCGGAACTACACTAACATATATTGTAGCACCACAGTCCGATGAAACGGTACAGATTCGGGAACTACCAATAAATACATTAGTTGCAATCACACAACCATATTTAAGAAGATATACTGCCAATGGAGTTCAAACAACATTTACAGTAACATCAGGTCAATCAGCCAACTCAATGTTTGTATATGAGAATGGTGTATGTCAAATGCCTATTAATGATTACACAGTAAGTGGAACAACATTGACCTTTACTACAGCACCTAGTTCAGATAAAGTAATTCAAATTAGAGAAATGCCAGTTTAAGGATAAAGAATGTCATTTACAAAAATATCAAGTACAAATATTGCCAATGGTGCCATTACTTTTGCACAAACAGCTGCTGGTGCTTTTACATTAATACCTACAATTACTAATGTTCAGATTGCTGATGCATCATATAATGTTCTAGATGATACGGCAGCAAATACTGGTGGTGGTTATGTTGTTATTACTGGATCAAATTTTGGATCTAATTCACAAGTAATTATTGGTACAACTAATGCTACCAGTACAACATATGTAAATTCAACCACTATTCGTGCTCAAGTACCTGCTTTATCCGCTGCAACATATTCTCTTTATGTTGTAGATAATACTACTGGCGCTACTGCAATTAAAGTAAATGGTTTAACATACAGTTCATTTCCAGCATGGTCAACAGGATCAACATTAACCAATCAACAATCAGGTACTTCTTTTGGAATTAATGTAAGTGCATCATCAGATTCTAATATTACATATGCAAATACAACAGCATTACCTACTGGCACTACATTAGCTGCTAATGGATATTTTTCAGGTACAGTTACGGTGGGTTCACCAACAACATACTCATTTGATGTTAAAGCCACAGACGTTGAAAATCAAGATGCAACAAGAACATTTAGTTTAACAGTAATATTGCAAGAAATAAAATTATGGTCTTGGGGTTTAGGTAACGTTGGTCAATTAGGAATTAATACATCACCATCTTATAGATCTAGTCCGGTGCAAATAGGTGCGGGCACAAATTGGTATGGTTTAGGTTCTTCGAGCCTGAATCACTTTGCTATAAAAGATAATGGTACGTTATGGAGTTGGGGTGGCAACCAAAATGGAGCAAATGGCCTAAATGATATAGTTTATAGATCCAGTCCAACACAGGTTGGTTCATTAACAAATTGGTCAAAAATTAGTGCAGGTGATGGTGCTGTTGTAGCTATTAAAACTGACGGTACTATGTGGTCATGGGGATGGAATGCATTTGGCCAGTTAGGATTAAATAATGGTTCAGTAAATAAATCCAGTCCAACACAAATAGGATCAGGAACAAATTGGTCTTTTGCTGAAATTTCTGGCCAAAGTGGACTGTATGGAGTTGCAATCAAAACTGACGGCACACTATGGAGTTGGGGATTAAATAACAACGGACAATTGGGTGTAAACAATCGTACCAGCAACGAGTCCCCGGTACAAGTAGGTGCAGGCACAAATTGGAGTAAAGTTACTATAGCTATGAAAGCTACATTAGCAATTAAAACTGATGGTACATTATGGTCTTGGGGTGATGGTAGTAATGGATGTTTAGCTGATAATAATTTCAATGCCTATAGGTCTAGTCCGGTTCAAGTTGGTGCAGGTACAACTTGGTCATTAATTTCTGCTGGAGCTCATGTATTGGCTATCAAAACTGATGGCACACTGTGGTCTTGGGGACAAAATGCTAGCGGACAGTTAGGACAAAACGATGTTAATTCTTTAGCATCACCCAGACAAATAGGTACAGATACCAGTTGGAGTAAAATTTCTGCAGGTAGTTCAGTTTCGGGTGTAATTAAAACTAATGGTACTTTATGGATTTGGGGAGGTGGTACCAACGGACAATTAGGACTAAATGACTCTGTGGGTCGTTCAAGTCCAGTACAAGTTGGTACAGGAACAAATTGGTCACAAATAATGTCAACAAAAGGTTCTACTTCTATGTTAGCATTAACTTTAAATTAATCCATGCCAACTAAATTAATTGGAGATAGCTTTGCTCCAGGATCCATTACAGTTAACCAAATTACCGTTGGTGCTTTAAATTCCAAAATATTTTCTGTACAAGTAACAAATTCATCTTACCTAATAAATAAAACAATATGACAACACAAATTACCGCAAATAATATTACAGCAGGAACAATTACATCAACACAATTGCTTCCTGGTTCTTTAGCACCAAGAATATCTTCTATTTCTATTTGTGATGCATCTTATAATATTCTGGATGACACCGCAGCCAATACTACCGGCGGTTACATTCAAATTTCTGGAGCCAATTTTGGATCCAATTCACAAATTGTTATTGGAACAAACAATGCAACTTCCGTAACATTTGTAAACACTTCAACAATTAGGGCTCAGGTAGGTGTTGCAGCAGCCGCAACTTATCCTGTGTATGTTATTGATACTGATACTGGTGCTACCGCAATTAAAGTAAATGGATTATCCACTAGTTCATTCCCAGCATGGAGTACCGGTGCAACATTAACTGGCCAAAACTCTGGCAATTTTTTTGGCATCAATCTTAGTGTTTCATCTGATTCTAATATTACATATGCAAATACAACTGCATTACCAGCCGGTACCACATTAGCAGCCAATGGATATTTTTCAGGTACAGTTTCTATTGGTTCTACAACAACATACAATTTTACTGTTGATGCTAAAGATGCTGAAAATCAAAATGCAGTTAGGTCATTTAGTATGACAGTAACAGTAATACCAGCAACAAAATTGTGGTCTTGGGGAAATAACAATCAAGGTCAATTAGGACTTAATAATTATACCTATAAATCTAGTCCAACACAAATAGGAACAGGTGTTGCTTGGGCAAATACATCTATTGGTCAACAACATAGTGCCGCTACCAAAACCGATGGAACTTTATGGACGTGGGGAAGAGGCGCTGAAGGCCAATTAGGTCTTGGTACCACAATAGAATATTCCTCGCCTAAACAGGTTGGCACAGGAACAACATGGAGTAGTGTAGTCGTTAACAATACTGGCACCGGATTTACAGCGGCAATCAAAACTGATGGCACTTTATGGTTGTGGGGAAGAAATAATTATGGAAGATTGGGCACAACTTATGGACACAAATCCAGTCCAGCACAAGTTGGAGCATTAACAACATGGAGCCAAGTTTCTCTTGGCCATACTCATACTGCTGCTGTTAAAACTGATGGTACTTTGTGGACATGGGGCCTTGACAGTTATGGAGCATTAGGTCTTAGTGTTTTATCACCTTACATAAACAGTCCTACACAAGTTGGCACAGGAACAAATTGGAAAAGTGTTTCACTTGGTCCAAGTTTTATGGGAGCCATAAAAACTGATGGTACTTTATGGTTATGTGGATACGGTGTATATGGCAGATTAGGTTTAGGTGACAGTACTAATAAGTCTAGTCCAGTACAATTAGGTACTGACACGAATTGGAGTATGATTAGTTGTAGATATTATGCTACACTTGCAACTAAAACCGATGGTACATTGTGGGCGTGGGGTAATGGTTCTCGAGGACAATTAGGACTCAATGATGGTGCAAACAGAAATAGCCCGGTACAAGTTGGCACAGGAACAACATGGAATAAAGTAAGTTCTGGCGGTCATAGTCTGGCAATTAAAACCGATGGAACTTTATGGGCGTGGGGTCGCCAAAGACTCGGAGCATTAGGATTAAACAATTCAGGAAATTATGTTTATGTATCAAGTCCTATACAAGTCGGTACAGAAACAAATTGGAGTACTATTTCTGCTGCTCTATATACTTCTATTGCCATCACTACAAACTAAATGACTCAATACATTAAGTCTTATAATATTGCAAACAACTCACTCAGCTCAGTTGTTTTTGGTTCTGATGTTGCAAATACAATTAATACAGCTGCTATAGCATCTGCTGTGGCTATTTCTGCCAACGTGGCTGCACAAGCAGTTAATACATTTGTTACATTACAAACTCAATCAATTGCTAATACACCACCAACAATTAATGTAATATCAATTACAGATTCATCTTATAATGTTCTAGATGACACAGCAGCCAATACTGGTGGTGCATACTTACAAATTACAGGATCTAATTTTCAATCTGGTGCTATTGTTATGGTAGGTTCTAGTAACACCGCATTGACCACCACATTAGTAAACTCAAGTACATTGAGAGCAGAGATTCCAGCCATTGCATCAGGAACTTATCCTGTATATGTGGTGAACACTAATGGTGGCACAGGTATTCGAGTTAATGGATTAACAACAAGTTCATTTCCAGCATGGAGTACCGGTACTACATTGACAGGACAAATAAGTGGCACCGCATTTGGAATTAATATTGCAGCATCATCAGACTCTAATATTACATATTCTAATACCACAGCATTACCAGCAGGTACAACATTATTAGCTAATGGATATTTTTACGGAACATCTAGTCCGGCTTCTACAACAACTTATACATTCACCGCCAAAGCAACTGACGTAGAAAATCAAGATGCATCGAGAACATTTAGTGTAACCGTAACAGTACTACCCATAGGATATTTGTATAGGTGGGGAAATAATACTGGCGTTACGCCAATATCTTCTTCGCCAGTACAAGTTGGCAGTGATAATACATGGTTAACACTAGCAACGAATAACTATCATGGTTTAGGTATTAAACAAAATGGAACTTTATGGGCTTGGGGGGATAATTCACGAGCACAGTTTGGAGTAAATAATAAAGTTAGTTCAAGTTCACCAGTGCAAGTTGGTGCATTAACAAATTGGTTAACCATCGCTTCAGGATATTTTAGTTCTTTTGCAACAAAAACCGATGGTACATTATGGTCCTGGGGGAATGCAACTTATGGAGAATTAGGTATTGGTGTTAATGGAGCAAATAGGTCTAGTCCAGTACAAATTGGTGCATTGACTAGTTGGAGTAATGTAGTAGCTGGACAATATTATTTTGCAGCATTAAAAACTGATGGAACAATATGGGGTTGTGGATATATTAGTTATCCAAATGGATTTGGTGGTAGCGTTCCTTCACAATTAGGATCAGATACCAATTGGAGTAAAATTTATGCAGGAAGAAGAAGTTTTTCTGCAATTAAAACAACAGGAATATTATTAACTCAAGGTTATAATTATCATGGAGAATTAGGCCAAAATACGACCGTTGACAATTATACTATGACAGCTGTTGGTTCAACAAGTTGGGATTCAGTTTCTATGGGCTCAAACCATGCTTTAGGTATTAAAACTGATGGCACATTATGGAGTTGGGGTTACAATCGCAACGGACAATTAGGATTAAATAGTGCTGCTGGTTCCGATAGATCCAGTCCAGTGCAAATTGGTACAAATAACAATTGGCAATTAGTAAATGTTAATGGTTATAATAGTATATTTTCGTCAGATGGCATTGGTCATGCAATTAAAACTGATGGCACGTTATGGGGATGGGGACAAAATAATCAAGGACAATTGGGATTACCGGATTTAATTTCTAGGTCCAGTCCGACTCAAGTTGGTACAGGAACATCTTGGAAAAATATAAAATCAGGTAGAACTGGCGTTATTGCTATTTCATCATCTTAATCAATAATAAATAAACCACTATGGCAAAAATATCATCAAATAATATTCTAACTGGCACAATCACTTCAGATAAACTAGATGCATCTGTTGCCAGTAATTTAGCTTCTGCAAATAACGCTAATGTGGTTGCAACAATCGCTTCTACTGTGGCAGCTGCAGCATTTGCTTCTGCAAATACCAATGCGGCTATATTAGCAAACTCTGCGGTACCATTAATTACTACTATACAAATTGCTGATTCATCTTATAATATTCTAGATGACACCGCAGCCAATACTACTGGTGGTTATGTTGTTATTACTGGAACAGGATTTACCAGTAATTCAACTGTCGTGTTTGGATCAACTTCTGCACCAGCAGTATCTTATGTAAGTTCAACTGTTCTTAGAGCACAAACTCCAGCACTAACTGCGGCTTCATATCCAGTTTATGTTGTTAACAGTAATGGCGGTACTGCAATTAAAATTAATGGACTTACAACAAGTTCATTTCCAGCATGGAGTACCGGCACAACATTGACAGGACAAAATAGTGCAGTTTCTTTTGCAATTAGTTTAAGTGCTCCTTCAGATTCCAATGTAACTTATTCAAACACTACCGTATTACCAACGGGTACCACATTGTTAGCCAATGGATATTTTTATGGTGCTGTTACTGTGGCCACAACTACAACATATTCATTTACCGTTAAAACAACTGACGTAGAAAATCAAGATGCATCGAGAACATTTGATATAACTGTAAATGGACTACCATCTTTGTATGTTATAGGATACAACCTTAATGGACAATTAGGATTAAACGATAGAACTTATAGATCCAGTCCTGTACAATTAGGTACGAATGTTTGGAGTTCAATAGCGCCAGGTTATGGAACAACAGCATTAATCAAATCTGATGGTACTTTATGGACATGGGGCAAAAATTCAGAAGGTCAATTAGGACAAAACGACTTAATTGAAAGATCCAGTCCTGTACAATTAGGTACAAATACAAATTGGAGTCAAGTTGCTTGCTCAACCTTTCTTGCTGCTACCTTTGCAGCAATTAAAACCGATGGCACTTTATGGACATGGGGCCATGGTGGATTTGGAAGAACAGCACAAAATTTGGCATTAAGTCATAGGTCTAGTCCAATACAAGTTGGTGCTTTAACAAATTGGAGTAAAGTAACTGGTTCAGCGCAAGCTTTATTTGCTATTAAAACTGATGGTACGCTGTGGGCATGGGGATCAAATTCATATGATATTCAAACATTTCCAAATCCAAGCATTCATAGATCCAGTCCAACACAAATTGGAGCAGGAACAACATGGTTAAATGTATCGTGTGGTTATTATCATATGATGGCAACTAAAACGGATGGTACATTATGGGGTGCAGGAGGAGATATTTTTGGCCAACTAGGACTTAATAGTACACACAATGCATATACAGCAACTTTGGCACAAGTTGGAGCTGACACTACATGGAATTTAATTAGTTGTTCTGGTTATTCTTCTTTTGCAAAAAGATCAAACGGAACAATATGGAGTTGGGGTAGAAATGCTGTGGGTGAATTAGGACAAAATAATTTAATTTATAGATCCAGTCCAACACAAATTGGTTCAGGAACAAATTGGAGTAAATTATTTTCAAGTGGACAATCCAACACATTTGGAATAAAATCCGATGGAACATTGTGGTCTTGGGGTTTTGGTTCTAGTGGTGAATTAGGATTAAATTCTACAAATAGAAGATCCAGTCCAACACAAATTGGTTCAGGAACAAATTGGGCCGATGTTGCTGCAAGTGGCGGCACTACATTCATTAAAACAATTTAATATATCAGGAGATTTGGGAATCAATACTGGCACACAAACTTCGAGCCCGACCCAAGTTGGTGGTGCAGTATGGAGTAAAGTTGCGTCAACTGGACAAATGGCGTCAACCGGACATGCAGTAATGGGAATAAGAACAGATGGCACACTATGGTCCTGGGGTTACAACGACAATGGAGAGTTGGGATTGAACGACAAAGTTCGCAGATCTAGTCCTGTGCAAGTTGGCGCAGCAACAAATTGGTATAATGTTTTTGCTGCTGGTGCTGCTCAACGACATGTTATACTTTCTAATTAACAAGTTAGTTATACAACACCTATATAATATTGTGAATTAATTATTTGAAAGGTTTTACCGTGAAGAAAGTATATTTTTTATCAGGACTTCCTAGGTCCGGTTCAACAGTCTTGGCTGCTATTCTCAGCCAACATCCAGATTTACACGCATCGTCCACCTCAGGTCTTTTAGACATGTTGGTTGGTACACTTCGTGCTTGGGCAGATTCTATGAATACCAAAGCACAGAAAGACCAACAGGCTGCTGAAGAAGAAATTCAACGAGTTCTTAAAAATATTTGTAATACCAAATATGCTGAGATTGATAAACCAGTTATTCTTGATAAGGCTAGAGGTTGGTCTGATGATACCAATATGCGTACCATGGCCAAAGTTCTTGGACACAAACCAAAAATTATTGCCACAGTTCGTAAGGTAGAAGATTGTGCGGCTTCATTTGTTCGTATTGCTAAACCAAAAGATTTAGATAAGTTTTTGGTAGAAGATGAACTCATTACTCACCTCAAAGAATCATATCAAACACTAGAAAAAGGATATGCATTTGCACCAGAATGTTTCCTGATTGTTGACTATGATGACTTGATGAATGATCCACAAAAAGAATTGAATCGTGTACATGAGTTTCTAGAATTGCCTGCATTTGATTATAATTTAGATGCCATCGATGGTACTAATTTACAAGAACGAGATGAAGAAGTTTGGTTAGTTCCTGGTCTACATGACGTCCAACCAAAATTAGGTTATCAACACAAACAAGATTCTAAAGATGTTCTCAAACACCGTTATTGGGAGTTTGTACAACCAAGATTTTGGTTAGGAGAAAAAGCAGCCAACAAACCCATTCATGACCTTGATATGCAGTTAGCTGCTGGTCTAATGGGTGACTTCAAAGAAGGTTTACGATTGGCTAATAAGATTGAACAAGAAGAACCTTGGAACAATCGTGCGGCCTTCAATCGTGGTTGGTATAAAATGTATGAAGGTAAACTTTTAGAAGGTGAACAACTATTATACCGTGGTAGACTTGAAAAGGTATTTGGTAATGAACCGCCTAGGTCACCAATGCCAATGTGGGATGGTAAATCTAAAGGTACCGTATTACTAAATTTAGAAGGCGGATTAGGCGACCAGATACACGGAGTTCGTTACGCAAGAGATATTGCAAAGATTGCTGGTGAAGTGATTGTGGCGTGTTCTGGTTCGTTGGCGACCTTGTTCCGTGATATGAAAGGTGTCGTTGCTGTATGTCAAACCGATGCCACATATGGTATTGTTCATGACTATTGGGCACCATCCATGTCTACCATTCAGATTCTTGGATACGAGTATAAGGATATCTCAGGTAAACCTTATATAAATAAACCACTAGTAGAACCACACAAAGGTCTGAGAATTGGTTTAAGGTGGCAAGGCAATCCACAGTTTGAACATGAACAACACAGATTGTTTCCAGCCGCCAACTTATTTGATGCCTTGGATGGTGTAGATGCAGAATTCATTTCTCTACAAAGAGATGAAGGTTCTCAATACAAACCTTATTGGGTAAAAGATGTACCATTAGGTCATTGGGAAGAAACAAGAATGGCTTTGGCCAGTTGTGATTTAGTTATCACATCTTGTACCTCTGTGGCACACCTTTCAGGATCTTTAGGAATTCCTACTTGGATTGTGGTACCAGTTTTACCTTATTATCTGTGGGCTCCTCCAGGAAACACCACAGTTTGGTATGATTCTGTGAAGTTGTATAGACAAGAAGTATTTGGGGATTGGTCTGCTCCATTTAATCAGATTAAAAACGATTTACAAAATTTTAAAAAGTAATAGGAGATAGTAATGCCGACAAAAACAGGATACAATGTTCGAGTTCAAGATGGTAAAGTAACTGATGTTTGGGACACCCCAGCACCAGAAGGTCAAAGTGGTTGGACAGCAGCAGTTGAAGTTACACCAGACCTTACACCTAACCGTGAAATTCTAACAACACATTCAATCGATATCACCAAGAATCCAATTGAGATTGTTTGGGAAAAGAGAAGTTTGTCTGTTGACGAGCGTAAAGATTCATTGATTGGTCAAGCTAACTTTGCCGTAACAATGTTAGAAAACCAATTAGAAATGGCAACTCAAATGAATAACACAGATAGAATTGCCGAATTGACAGCACAAATTGCTGAAGCAACTCCAGTCCGTGATGCTAAAGTTACAGCCGTTACTGCTGCTACTACACATGAAGAAGTTGACGCTTTGATGTAATTTTGTTTTTCATTATGAAAGTTTGATATGAATTCTTTGTTTTGTTCTTATAATATGGATGTAGATAAGGCCTACATCATTCGGGTTAAAGATAATAAAAAATCTGAAGATGTAGCCTTACGATGTGCTGACTCATGTAAAGAAGTAGGAATGCCTTTTGAGTATTGGGATGCTTACGATGGTTACTCACATCGTATCAAAGAGCCTGAACATTCCAAAAATAGTTCTGTAATGAAAATGATTAAAGTTACAGACCATTATATGACCAGAGGTGAGGTTGCTTGTGCATTATCTCACGTTTCATTGTGGGCCAAATGTGTTGAACAAGATCAACCATTGGTAATCTTAGAGCATGATGCAGTAATGGTACAACCATATCTTAAACACGCAGTATTCAATTCAATCGCATATCTAGGTAATAACGAACAGGTCAACATGGGTTGGCCAGTTCTACCAACACCTACACATGCTTCAGAAGGTCCAAACTATCATTTTATTTGTAGAGCTCATGCGTATGCAATTGATCCTGCCGTGGCAAAAAATATGATTGCTCATGTGATTAAGTTTGGTCTTACCGCACCATTAGATATTATTGTTCGTGCTGACATATTTCCAATTCATCAGATAGGTGTTTATGCATATGATGTTAAAGAAACTGATGAAGATACTGGTGAGTTAAGAACCACCATACTTGGTCGACCTTTGAGTGGCAGAACAACTGAACGTAATGATAGGTTAGAGAAATGAAATATACTGTAATGTTTCATGAGTTTACTCAAAGAAGTATACAACAATTAATTGGCATGTATGGTCCACCAAAAACAGTAATTGAGATTGGTTGTTTTGAAGGACACACCACATTTGGTTTAACTGAAATGATGGTACAATCTAATCCTAAGTACAAACATTACGCAATTGATCCGTATGATATGTCGAATGATTTACCATTAGATGTATTAAATGAAGCAGGTCAATTGTTCATGTCCAACTTGGAAGAATTTAAATACAAAGATAATGTGGAGTTTATTCACGACACATCTTGGAATGGATTATTAAAACTTTTACATCGTGGTGTCAAAGCTGACCTTATCTATATTGATGGTGACCATAGAGCAGAAACAGTACTAGAAGATTTGGTTCTGAGTTTTAATTTGATTGATGTTGGTGGTGTTATTCTCTGTGATGATAGTGTATCATGGAAACACCAAGATTCTGAAAAACGATACAACCTACAATCTTCACCAAAATTAGCCGTTGATAATTTTATCCAATGTAATTGGGATAAAGTGGAAGTATTGACACTCAACAACGGTTATCAAACCGCATTTAGAAAAATCAAATGATTCATGTTGTATTGAGGACCTGTAATAGAACATCATTACAGTCGGATAGGATTGTCAATAAATCGGAATGTATTCTGAGGTGTTTAAATTCCATTATCAATAATCTTAAAAATATACCAGAAAAAACATTACATATTGTTGATGATAATTCTTCTATTGATTTTCAAGATATATTAAAAGAACTTATTCGTCCACATGAATTTGTAACTATTGATTTTTTACCACATAGAAACCAAGAAGGCTTAACTGCCAAGAAAAAATCTCGTTACTCGGTTGAAGTGGCATATAATTACATCTACAAATTACCAGATGATGATTTGGTGTATGTTGTAGAAGATGATTACTTACATTTCCCCGGTGCCATTGGAGAAATGATTGATTCTTGGACTTATCTTTCTAAGATTACTGGTTTAGAAATAGGTATTTTTCCACAAGACTTCAATCAGTTATATTATCATCCAAAAAATCCACACAATGATACTTATTTTAGGCCTTGTCTTGTTGTTCCTACAACACATAGATACTATAGAAGTACTTGGTTTACACAAGAATCCTTTATGGTTCAATCAAAGATATTTAAGAAGTATAAAGAACAGTTTGATTCTTTATTAACTATTGGAGATGAAGAACATAATTGGGAAGGCAACACCATCTCAAATGTTTGGAATAAACCACAATTTAAAATGTTTATGCCAATAGGTTCTTTAGTGGTACATATGTCAAACAAAATGGACATTCCATTCTTTGTAACAAAGGAAGATGTAATCAATTTATGGAAACAAAACGAAACATACTGGTCGTTGGAACGGGATTCTCAGGTTCAGTTATAGCCAGAGAACTGGCAAATAAAGGTTACAATATTACCATAATTGACCAGAGGCGCCATATTGGCGGCAACTGTTATGATGAGATGGTTGATGGTGTTCTAGTTCATCGCTACGGTCCGCACATCCTACACACAAACAACAGTAAAGTATTTGAATGGCTGTCCCAATACACCGAATGGATTCCATACCAACACAAAGTCAAAGCATACCATCAAGGACAATTTTTAACTTTACCACCCAACCTAGAAACACAAAAAATTCTTGGTGATAAATTATTTGAAACTGTCTATGCACCTTATACTAAAAAGATGTGGGGCTTGCCATCCGAAAAAATAGATGATACCATATTGAATCGTGTTAAAGTAAGAAATGACTTAAACGAACTATATTTTCCAAATGACAAGTATCAATATTTACCTAAAGGTGGATACAAAAAACTCTTTGATAACATATTGAATCATGAGAATATTAAAGTGTTATTAAATACCAAGTTTAAAAAAAAGATAGAAAAAGATTATGATTTTGTTTTTAACTCTATGGCTATTGATGAGTATTATGATTATTGTTATGGAGAACTACCTTACAGGTCTATTAAGTTTCACTCTACCAAGATATCATATTTTAATATGCCAACACCAGTAGTTAATTTTACTGACGATGGACCATATACTCGCATTACAAAATGGTCTTTATTTCCTGAACATGGTGCAGGTGAAAGATATACATTAGAAGAGCCTTGTGACTATAAAAACAATAATATGGAACGGTATTATCCAGTTAAAGATTCTGATGGTTTTAACAGAGAGATATATAATAAGTATAAGGACATAAAAAACGATAAGGTCCAGTTTATTGGTAGGTGTGGTCTATATGTCTATATTGATATGGATATGGCAATTAGTTCATCATTAGCAACAGTTGATAATTTTATTAAGGAACAAATATGAAAAAGATTTTAATCATGGGTTTACCTGGTGCCGGAAAAACATTCTTGGCCGAAGCTCTCAAAAAATATTTAGAAGATAATGGTGATATTGAAAAGGTTAATCCATCCAGAATCTTAATGAAAGAAGCCCTCTATATTGACGAGGACGAATTTAAAATTAAAGTGAATTGGTTTAATGCCGATGAAGTTCGTAAAAAATATAATGATTGGGACTTTAGTGATACTGGTCGTATTCGTCAATCATTAAGAATGGCACAATTTGCTTTAGAATCTAATGGTGATTTTGTTATCTGTGATTTTGTGGCACCATTGGTAGAAATGCGTAACAACTTTAAAGCTGACTGGACTATTTGGGTTGACACAATTAAAGAAGGTCGTTATTCAGATACTAACAAAGCTTTCATTGAACCTGAAGTATATGATTTCCGTGTTACAGAACAAAATGCGGTCAAATGGGCTAAGTTTATTGGCGACCACATTTTAGAAAATCGTAGACGTCCTAGATTCGATTGGCAAAAAGAAACCACTCAAATGTTGGGTAGATGGCAGCCATGGCATGATGGCCATCGTGCATTGTTTGAAAGAGCTTTGGCAAAAACAGGTCAAGTAATTATTCAAATTCGTGATTGCCAAGGATGGCAAGGTTCTAATCCTTTTGCCATCGAACAAGTCAAAAAATATATTCGTAGAGATTTAGATCCTTTGTTTCAAGGCCAATATGAGATCCAAGTGGTACCAAACATTGTAAACATTACTTATGGTCGTGATGTGGGTTATAAAATTGAACAAGAAACCTTTGATGATAAAACTCATGCAATCTCCGCTACAAAGATTCGTAAAGAATTAGGCATTAAATAATATTGTTGGATAGCAACTAAATACCAGTTTAAACTGAACTAGAATTATGGCTATCCAACAACTTCCATTAAATGGTCAAACAAAAATAATTAACGGCGTTAGTTATGTGTATACTGCCGCCAATAATAGTTGGACAGTAGGAACCACCGTTCCACCATCCACAGATATTGTTTATTCTGATAGTCTTTATATTAGTAGTAACAATGGTATTACCTTTTCAGATGGCACCAAACAAACCACGGCTACAGCTTTGGATGTTTGGCTTAGAGGTTATGCAAATGCATCTTTTAGTAAAGCCAATTCCGCAAACATATTGGCTCAAGCGGCATATACGCAAGCTAACACAGGAACTACATTAGCACAAGCAGCATTTAATGTGGCCAACAATGTTAGTGGTGGTACTGCACAAGATGGATTTGCCAGAATTGTGGCCAATACGGCTTCGGCCAATACCATTTATACACAAGGTGTTGATACTACACAAAACACTAGAATAACTATTATTGAAGGTATTAACACCACACAGAATACCAATATAACAATTATTCAAGGTGTAGATAATACACAAAATACAAATATCACTATTGCCAATAATGCAGCTCAAGCTGCTTTTGCACAAGCCAACAATAGTGCGACAACAGGAAAAGCTATTGCTATGGCAATGGTATTTGGAGGATAAAAAATGGCAGCACCAAACATTGTAGCCGTAACATCAATTAATGGAAAATCGGCACTTTCTAGGCCAGCAAATACAAACACTTTTAGCATATTAACCAATACTGCAAGTTCTGGTCGTGTATACAAAATTAATACTATTGTATGTTCAAACCATAACGGCACATTAACTACAGCTGCCAATGTTTATATAAATGATTCTGCAAACGGAGCAGGTAATAATATTGCATTAATTTATAATGTTTCAATACCTGCAACAGTTTCATTAATTGTTGTTGATAAATCCACATCATTTTATTTGGAAGAAAATAAATCTATAACAGTTTCTTCCGCAACCTCCAATGCAATATCTTTTACCGTAAGTTATGAAGATATTAGTTAACCATGAGTAATAGAAATTTTGGTGGTTTTATTACCACCGGTACCGTTTCAGCCAATTCTACATACGCTTCTGGTGTTTGGTCACTTTCTCAATATCTATATCAAAAATCCAATGGTTCGTGGCCAGGATCTCAATATTATTCTTTGTTTTCTGGTAATGCAACTTCTGTTAATGAAAGTTCAAACACCACCTTTTATGCAAACACCATTAATATACCCAATAATACAACTGCATATTGGACAATAGAACACATTACAACCAGTGCAAATGATTTTGTTGAAACTTCCAATTCTTTTGTAATTAGTAATAATACAGGTTCATTTATTGTTCGTACTGTTGGTGATTTAACAACCGAAGGATCTGAAAGCTTTCAGATAGCCATTAGGCAAGACAGTAATGTTGGCCAAATTTTAGCAACCAGTTCAATAATTACTTTAAATGATACTTCATTATCTCCATTACCAAGTATTAGTTTCTTACTTGTTGGTGCTGGCGGAAATTCATTTGGAAATTCTAATGGTAATTATTCTGGAGGCGCAGGTGGTGCAGGAGCATTTGAGGCCACAGGATTTACAGGTTATGTTACAAGTAATACCTACACCGTTCAGATAGCTGCAGCTGGTGGCAGTTCTACTGTACTTTCTGGTACCTTTGATATATTAGGTAATACTGACATGTATGGTACTGGTGGTGGTTATGGTGCATACAAGACTAATGCCGGAACAACTTTTGCCGGTTATAATGGTGGAGGAGGTGCAGTTTGGCCTACTTACAACGGCAGTCGTTGGAACATGGATAGTAGTAGACAAGCTGGCGGATCAAGTGGCCAAAGTAGTGTTCAAAGTACATATAGTAGTCAATATCCTGGTGTATTTAAAAATTATGGTGGTAATGGAGTAAATGGCCAATATTATAGTATTGAAGGATCATCAAATCTTGGTTCTTGGGCATGGGCTCATGGTGGAGGAGGAGGAGCTAGTGGCGTTGCTGCCAATACAACAGTAAATCTTGGCACAATCATTGCATATGTTGATGGTGGACCCGGCATGTCCAGCAATATTTCAGGAACACTATCTTATTATGGTGGTGGCGGCGGTGGATATGGATATGGAGCCACCGGTGGTATTGAAAAATTTGGTGTTGGTGGATTAGGTGGAGGTGCCAATACGGCTGTTTATAATAGCACCCAAAACAATGGAGCTCCCAATACTGGAGGAGGATCAGCCGGCAGCGGACTTGGCGGAAGTGGAGTTGCTTATTTTAGATTTCCAGATTCTCAGATATCTGCAAATACAACGGGTGGAGCAACTTCATATCTTTCTGGCACAGATTGTGTCGTTTATTTTTATTCATCCGGAACCATAAGGTTTTCTAGAAAATAACAAATGGAACAAGGTATAAATACCTCAATATAGGAGATTACTATGCCGGCCGTAACTAATAGAAGAACATTCAGAGATTATTGTTTAAGAAGATTGGGTTTCCCAGTCATCGAAATCAATATCGATGAGGACCAAATTGAGGACCGTATTGATGATGCGCTTCAATATTGGCAAGATTATCATTTTGATGGTCTACAAAAAGTTTATTACATTAAACAAATTGATGCAACAGATGTTACTAACAAATACTTAAATTTTGCAGAAGCCAAAGATTCAGGTAATAATGCATTAGAAATTGTTGGTGTAACCCGTGTATTTCCAATTCAAGACTCTCAGTCATCTGTTAATATGTTTGATTTGAGATATCAACTTCGTTTGAATGAATTGTATGACTTTACTTCTGCATCATATATCAATTATACTCTGACACATCAACACTTACGTTCACTAGAACTATTATTTACTGGTGAAGTTCCTATTCGATTTCAAAGACATATGCAAAAACTGTTTATTGATTGGGGTTGGGGACATTCAGAAGCACCAGTTGGTAGTATTGTGGTTGCAGAATGTTGGGCAAATATTAATCCTAATGTTTACAGCAAAGTATGGAATGACCGTTGGGTTAAAGAATATGCCACAGCATTAATCAAAAGAACTTGGGGAAACAATCTTAAAAAGTTTTCTGGTGTTCAATTACCTGGTGGTGTTACACTCAATGGTAAAGAAATTTTTGATGAAGCTACTATTGAAATTAAAGACCTAGAATCAGAAATGCAAGACAAGTATTCATTACCTGTAGATTGGTACATGAACTAACATGGCAACATCACCATATTTTAATAATTATAAATCTCACGGCGAACAGAATTTAGTAGAAGATTTAATTGTTGAGTCCATTAAAATTATGGGCTTTGATGCATATTATCTTCCAAATGATAATGATGCTGCTCGTGATTTATTATATGGTGAAGATCCAGTTAAAAAATTTCAATCGGCATTTCCTTTGGAAATGTATCTTTCTTCTGATCCAACCGATTATATTGGCCAAAAAGATATATTTACCAAATTTGGTTTAGAAATTAAAGACGATGTGAATGTTTTGGTATCACGCAGAAGCTTTCAACAAAGGGTTCCACAAAACACGTTTACACGACCAAGAGAAGGCGATTTAATTTATGTGCCTTTCTTAAATGGTACTGGTGAATTGTTTGAAATTAAATTTGCAGAACAATCAAAAGACTTCCATACACTAGGAAGAGTAGACCCATATTTTTACGAACTTAATTTGGAGAAATTTAAATACTCTCAAGAAATTATTGATACTGGTGTGGCGGAGATTGATTTGGTTGTTACTAATAATGCCTATACTCAAGCACTTCATATTGGTGCTGGCACAGGTAAATATCAAATTAAAGAAACCGTTTATCAAGTTGCTAGTTTAGTAAGTAATACATCTACTGCGGTTGCAATTGTTCAAAGTTGGATTCCATCTTCAAACACATTGACAGTAACCAATATTGCTGGAGAATTTATTGTTGGCAAAGTTATTATTGGTAGTTCAAGTAACGCAAGATATGTTTTAACAACATTTAATCCTTTAGAAGATAATAGTTATAGTGAAACATATGACAACAATCATATTTCTGCCAGTGCAAATTCGATTGTTAATTTTTCTGAAATTAATCCATTTGGTAGTATATAATGTCCAATATAGCATACAATAGAGTTATTAGAAAATTAGTTATTGGTTTTGGTAACTTATTTAAAAATATAACTCTTGTTCGTTACAATCCAGATTTATCGGAAGCACAAAGATTTCTTGTGCCTTTGGTCTATGCCACAAAAGAATACTATGTTCGTAGATTGGAAGACGATCCAAATTTGGATAAAAAAGTTCAAACAACTTTACCAAGAATGTCTTTTGAAATGTCTGGTTTAAATTACGACACAACTCGCAAACAAAACACCAATGTAAAATCTTTTGCAAAAACAAGTACAGGAACAATTGCACAATACAATCCAGTTCCTTATAACTTTGATTTTAATCTTTACATCTATGTAAGAAATATTGAAGATGGCACACAAATTATTGAACATATTCTTCCATTTTTTACACCAGATTATACAGTTAAATTAAATTTAATTCCTGAAATGGGTATAGTAAAAGAAGTGCCTGTTATTTTAAATTCTAGTTCACATGAAATTGAATATGAAGGCAATAAAGAAACCGAAACTAGAATGGTTATTTGGACACTAAACTTTACGGTTAAAGGTTTTATTTTTGGAAAAACATCTGCAACCAGTTTAATTAAAAACTCAATTACAAACATTCTTGGTAATATTACAACAAATGATTTGGTTCAATTTGAAATGTCTAATAGTGGTATTGGAACATATCAAGAAGGTGAAATTGTCTATCAAGGATATTCAGCCAGCAATTCTCAAGCAACAGGCAAAGTGGTTTATTGGAATAACAATACATTACACCTTACAAACATTAATGGTAATTTTGTATCTGATGTTCCTATTATTGGTGTTGTTTCAAATTCAAATTATACTTTTGTAAATTATCAAGTGTTACCACAAGCTTTAGCTAGTATTGATATTAAACCAAATCCACTTTCAGCTAATGCGACAAATAATTATACATATACTACCACAATAACAGAATTTCCGGATACACTATAATGTCTAAAATAACTATTAATATTGGTGCAACACCTAATGACGGAACAGGTGATCCATTAAGAACCGCATTTAATTCCGTTAATCAAAATTTTACAGAGTTGTATAATTCTGTTGCAACACTTCAACCCATTGATGCAGACTTAACAGCTATTGGTGCATTGTCCGGTACTAGTGGTTTCTTAAAGAAAGTTGGAACAAACACATGGTCACTTGATACCAATACATATACTGATAATACAGGTACAGTTACAAGTGTTTCAGGAACAGGTACAGTTAGTGGTTTAACATTAACAGGATCAGTTACAGGATCAGGCAGTTTAACATTGGGTGGAACACTAACATTAACAGATACGAGTATCACATCTGCTCTTGGATATACACCTTACAATTCTTCCAATCCAAACGGATATATTACTAGTGCAAATTTAACTAGCGTGTCTGGTATAGATTCTTATGCTAGAACAACGGCTAATACCGCAACAAACAATGTTACCATTATTCAAGGTGTGGATGTTTGGCAAAATACTCAAATTACTTCCGCAAGAACTTTGGCTCAAGCTGCGTTTGATACTGCCAACAATGTTAGTGGTGGTACTGCACAAGATGGCTTTGCTAGAATTGTGGCCAATACGGCTGCGGCCAATACCATTTATACACAAGGTGTTGATGTAGGACAAAATACTCGCATGAGTATTATTGAAGGTGTTGATTCTGGCCAGAACACTAGAATGTCTATTATTGAAGGTGTAGATGTTACACAAAATAATAGAATATCTACATTAGAAACTGTTAATGGTGAACAAAACACAGCAATTAATATTATTCAAAATGTAAACACTACTCAAAATACCCGCATGAGTATTGTTGAAGGTGTTGATTTAACTCAGAACACCAACATTACCAGTGCATTGTCCAATATAACATATTTGCAAGGTGCATTAAATACAGCAAATACAAATATTGTGGCAGCAGCACAAACTATTCCACAAAATGCACAAACATCAAACTATACATTACAGTTAACAGATGCAGGTAAACATATTTACTATACACAAGCATCCAATACAACATTGTATATTCCTAATGCTGGTCAAGTGTCTTTTAGTAATGGTACAACCATTATGATTGTTTCAAAAACAACATCAAGTGCAAACGTAACCGTATCACCAAGTACGGGCGTAACAATGTATCTTGCTGGTAATACAACAAGCGCTTCACGAAATGTTACAACATATGGTATGGCAACATTAATTCAAGTTGCGGCAAACACTTGGTTTATTAATGGTACAGGAGTAATATAATGAGTGCCATTATGGCCATGGTGGCTAATGTTGTTAAAAAAGCCACACAATCAACTTCATCTCTTAATTATTTTTCTTTATGGACATGGGGAGGAAATTATCACGGACAATTAGGATTAAATGATACCGATTATAGGTCCAGTCCAACACAAGTGGGTGCTGGCACTATCTGGTTAACTATGGCTAGTGGATATTATCATACTATTGCAGCTAAATCTGATGGAACATTGTGGGCTTGGGGCAACAGTAACTGTGGCCAATTAGGATTAAATGATTCAATTAATAGATCCAGTCCAGCACAAATTGGTACTGAATTATGGAACATTAAAAGTGTTGATGTTGGGTTAAGACACACAGCTATTGTTAAAGGTGATGGTACACTATGGACTTGGGGCCTTGACAGTATAGGCCAATTAGGATTAAATGATTCAATTAATAGATCCAGTCCAGTTCAAGTTGGTTCGTTAACTAATTGGAAATATTGTGCAGCAATGTCATTTAGTACTGTAGCAACAAAAACAGACGGCACTTTGTGGGGATGGGGATTTAATAATGCTGGTCAATTAGGAACAAACGACATAGTTTATCAATCTAGTCCGGTTCAAATAGGCACAGATACAAATTGGGATGTTCCAAAATGTTCTGTATATGGAGGTCTCACAGCTGTTAACAAAACTGATGGAACATTATGGGCTTTTGGCCAAGATAATTATGGAATATTAATTAATGCTTATTCAACCAATACTTCCAGTCCAATACAAATTGCTTCAGCCAATATTTGGTCTTCGGTTTCAATTGGAGCTCAATCGGCATTTTTTATTAAACCTAACAATACTTTATGGGCATCCGGTTTAAATGGTCAAGGTCAATTAGGACAAAATAATAGAGTGGGTGTTAATAGTCCAGTACAAATAGGTGCAGATACAAATTGGTCTACAAATATTACATCATCATCAACCATTCCAGTTGCAATCAAAACCGATGGCACTATATGGACTTGGGCAGGTGGTTTTATGGGAACAGGTTTAAATGATACCAGTTATAGATCCAGTCCAGTTCAAATTGGTACTGATACAACTTGGTCTAAAGTTTATGGAAAAGCTGCATCAGTTTTTGCACTTCAATCGAGTACAAACAATCCTACACTTCCTGAAGTAACACCTAGCGCAAGTTTTGATTTGTATACTTGGGGTTATAATTCTAACGGAGAATTAGCATTAAATGATACAATAGATAGATCAAGTCCAACTCAGGTTGGTGCAGGTAGATGGAGTCAAGTATCTGAAAAAACCGGCGTTAAAACAGATGGCACTTTATGGGTGTGGGGAATTAATAATGATGGTCAATTAGGCCAAAATAATACTATTTCTAAATCTAGTCCTACACAAGTTGGTGCATTAACCAATTGGTTAAAATCTCAAACAGGATATAATAGCATTTTTGCACTTAAAACAGATGGCACATTATGGGCTTGGGGTAGAAACAATTATCAAAATTTTACAGGTTTTGCTCAAGGACATTTAGGATTAAATGATGCGGTCAGTAGATCCAGTCCAGTTCAAATTGGTACAGACAACTATTGGAGCAATTTTTCAACTCGAAGATCGGTTGCAGGTGTGTTAGCAACCAAAACCGATGGCACACTATGGGCTTGGGGAGATAATGGTCAAGGGCAATTAGGATTAAATATTTCAGGATTCATTGCTGGTCAAGGTAATATATATAGATCTAGCCCAGTTCAAGTTGGTACGGATACAAATTGGTCAAAAATTGAAAAAGCAGTAAACAATTCATTTGCAATCAGAACCGATGGCACATTATGGACATGGGGTCTTGCAGGCCCACAATCAGGATTAAACAGTCCGGCAATAGGAAATAAATCAAGTCCTGTACAAATTGGCACAGACAACAATTGGAGTAGTTTGGCTTCACAAAATTATTCAGTTGCAGCCATTAAAACCGATGGTACCTTATGGACATGGGGTGAAAATCGATATGGCCAACTTGCTCATCCATCTCCCGTTGGAGAAATAAGTGCAAATATATCCAGTCCTACACAAGTTGGTGCCGGAACAAATTGGTTGAGGGTGGCATTTGGATATACTTGTTTACTAGCCACTAAAAGAGATGGAACCTTGTGGAGTTGCGGTCGAAATCAGAACGGCCAATTAGGAACAAACGACACAGTTGATCGATCTAGTCCGGTTCAAATAGGCACAGCAAGTACTTGGAATACAACTTTTGGAACAGCAAAATTTAATAATTAAATGTGTATAAAAAAATATGAATGATTTGAATAAAAATTTGGCAGATGTTTTTGATGTTACCCCAATTGAAAAAGTGGAAGCTTTGCCTGTAGTAAAAAAAGAATTGTTACCCGCAAATACGGAAGTTCTTGACCAAGATTTAGATGATGCATACCAACAATCAAAAGAAAATTTACAAGGTTTAATTGACCAAGGTACCGAAGCTATGCAAGAAATTTTAGAAATTGCAAAAGCAGGACAACACCCACGAGCATTTGAAGTTTATGGTGGACTACTAAAAAATATGGTAGATGCCAATAAAGAACTTTTATCTATTCAAAAACAAATGCGTGAAATGTCAGGCGTCAAAAAAGAAACATCTTCTACTAATATTGATAAAGCTATTTTTGTTGGCTCTACTTCTGAATTAAGTAAGTTGTTAAAGAGTAAAGATTGATGCCAATAAAAAACAAAGAATCATATCGTGATAACCCTCTACTAAAACGGGTAGGAGTTAAGGTTAACTTTACAGAAGAACAAGTAGAAGAATATATTAAGTGCCGAAAAGATCCTATCTATTTTGCCAAATATATTAAAATTATTACCCTTGATGAAGGTGTAACACCTTTTAAGATGTATGATTTTCAAGAGGACATGATTAATACGTTTCACAAGAATCGTTTTACTATCATGAAATGTCCTCGTCAGGTTGGTAAAACTACCACTACTGTTGCCTATCTTCTTTGGACAATTCTGTTCCAAGATTCACAAACAATTGCCGTTCTTGCCAACCGTGGTGAAACTGCTCGTGGAATTCTAGGCAAGTTACAGTTGGCGTATGAGAATCTACCTATGTGGTTACAACAAGGTGTGGTCGAGTGGAACAAAGGTCGAGTAGAACTAGAGAACGGCTCAGTAATCATCGCCTCCTCCACGTCATCCTCAGCTGCTCGTTCTGGTTCGTTTAACATTGTATTCTTAGACGAATTTGCTTTCGTACCATCCAATATTGCCACAGATTTCTTTACTTCTGTGTATCCAGTTATTACTGCTGGTACTAAAACAAAGATTATTATTGTTTCTACTCCTAATGGTATGAATCTGTTTTACAAAATTTGGACAGATGCCATCAATAAGAAGAATAACTACACACCATTTGAAGTTCATTGGTCTATGGTACCA